TTTGGTATTAGGAAATACACCAATTGAATCATTGGGAAACCTTGTATCAGTTGGGGGAAAGTTGGATTTGGAAGGAACACCAATTGAATCATTGGGAAACCTTAAGTTTGTTGGGGGGTATTTGGATTTGGAAAGAACACCATTATTTAAGAAGTACACCGAAAAACAAATCCGTAAAATGGTAAATGTTGGTGGTGATATCTATTTATAAGTTATGAAGATTGTAATATCCGAGAGCCAGTACAACAGGTTGATTGAAACCGAAGAAGAACAAAAAGTTCTTCATGTTCCTTCATTGAAGTTTTTTAATGATGATTGGGATTTGTTGCAGAAATTTTTGAAACTGAAAGGAAATCCACTTTATAGTATTGGGGGGGATTTGTATTTGGAAGGAACACGAATTGAATCCTTGGGAAACCTGCAATCAGTTGGTGGGAGTTTGTATTTGGAAAATACACCAATCCAATCTCTCGGAAATCTAACATCAGTTGGTGGGAGTTTGTATTTGGAAAATACACCAATCCAATCTCTCGGAAACCTTCAATCAGTTGGTGGGAGTTTGAATTTGGGATATATACCAATTGAATCTCTTGGAAACCTAAAATCAGTTGGTGGGAGTTTGAATTTGTATAAAAATCCAATCAAATCTCTTGGAAACCTAACATCAGTTGGTGGGAGTTTGAATTTGTATAAAACACCAATTAAATCCTTAGAGAACCTGAAAAAAGTGGGTGAAAATTTAGATTTACGTGAATCAAAAATTAAGTCCCTCGGAGATCTTGAATTTGTTGGTGGCAATCTGTTTTTGAGCAACACACCATTATCGAAAAAGTATACCGAAAAACAAATTCGTAAAATGGTGTATGTTCAACGTGGTGTGTATTTTTAGGTTATGAAGATTGCCATTTCGATTATTTGTCGTATCTTTATGACATGGAAAAAGAGAAATTATACAAGAATGTAAACGATGAGTTCCTATACCTATTCAATTGGGTTAGCGGAGGGTTTAACGATGTGTGGGCTCCGAATAAAAAGGAAGCTTACCGTCGTGTGGTAAATGACCGCAAAGAGTGGGAAGATAAGAATCCGACTTATAGTAAGTTGCGTCCTGACTACAAGTCAATGCGTCGTTGTACCTTTACCCAATACCAAAGTCAAAACCGTATGGGTTGGATGATGTCCATGTAAAATAAAGGGGGTATCGCATAGTGGCTATTGCAGTTGACTGTAAATCAATCGCCTAACGGCATCGGAGGTTCGAGTCCTTCTACCCCCACCAATACGTTCTTCAACTTTGAATAAAAAAATTTGATAAAGTTCATATCCTTAGTATTTATTCTATTATGAACCTTCGTGAAACAATAAGGAAAGTGATCAAGGAAGATCAAAATATCAAAAAAATTGATTTACTCCGTAAAGTCATAAAAAGAATCATCCCCGACAACTCGGTGTTCACATCAAGATATGACATACCATACGCTGACACGGGTGAGGTTGAGGTTTATATCGAATATAGTGTTACTCCTAAAACAGAAATTAATAAATCCTCAGAAGGATACTACACGATCAACCTACATCTCAATATAGAAAAACTAATGTGGAAAGGTCCATACGATGATGACTTTGAAAACGTTCCCGGTCTATATGATATTCCTGAATATATCTTCGAAGAACTGGGATATGAACATAGAAAAAGACTTGAAAAACTCGTTGGCGAGTTATACTTCGATCAGGATTACGATTACAAAGAAAAAGGAGTCTAAGACAATCCCTATAAGAAAGATTGTTAAAAAATTTTATCAAATATTGATAAAGGAATCCGTTGGTGGTATATTGGTGTAGATAAAAACATAAGGAGGTTTGACAGAGTGGTCGAATGTATCTGATTTGAAATCAGACGTACCTGAGAGGGTACCCGGGGTTCGAATCCCTGAGCCTCCGCATCGGTTGTTGTTCTTTGACATATAAAAAAAATATATAAAATATGGATACAATATCATTTATTTTAGGAATATCTTCGGTGGTGGTTATCGCGATTGCGGTGGTTGCTGTTGTAGGATTTTTTAAGGTCATAAGCGTTGCAAAACATTTCAATAATTACAGACAATACTTAGATGTAGAGTTAAGTAATAAAATAAAAGAAATCAGAGATGAAAATACTCAAGGAATTGAGTACTTACATCGAAGGATTGATAGTGCTGAGAGAGAATATTCCACACAAAATGACGAATTGAGAAGGAATATCGATCAGAAAAACCATGAAATCACTTCCCATGTTGATCTAATAAGTCAACACGGAGAAAATAATAAGAACGAGATTTATCGATATATCGATTCGAGATTCGATAAGTTCGAAAATAAATTAAACGACACAATCAAAAATGGTTGTGAACCGGTTAAAGAATCAACTAGCCGAAAGGCATAAATAAATCGTCGAGGGACAACAACCGTTTGTTTATAACCCCACCACTAACTATTTATTGTGATGAAAACTATCAAAAATATCATCATAAAAGGAATCAAATCATTTTTTGAACTGATTCAGTATCATTAGTAGATAAATTTTATTGGTGATATCTTTTTTAGGTATTAACCATTTCGAGTTGCCATCGTTAACTTGAATTTTAGGATCTCATTGCAAAGACAATATTGTCTATTTTGGATAAACCAATTCCTAATGATCGCATAATATTATAGATGTCTTTCTTTATTTCATCAGATAAATAAATGTTGTCATATTTTTTGTTAACGATTGTAATTTTGTGTGTCACAAAATGTTTTGTATCAATATTCACTATAATTTCCTCGATACCTGGATACTTTTTAAGTAAGACCCGATCGAGAATATTACTTATCATCTTTTTTTCTAATTGTGGATCCATCAAATTATAAATAATTTTAGTTTTCTTATTTGTTTTTTTTATTGTAAAAATAATTTTGATACCAACTTGATATAAGATTTGGTAGTTCAAAAATCCATTCCAAACTTCGGATACTAATCAAAGTAATTGAAATTACAAAAAAAATAAAAAATAGTTGTTCCATGAATTTAGTTATAAATAGTCGTATAGTAAGAGTTGTAATTAGAAATTATCTCCTATCATTCTAACTGTGTAGTAAATGTATAAAAATTTATTCTATATTACAAATATTTATAACAACATGAACTATATGATTACTGAAAATCAAATGGAATCTCTCATTAAGGAATTCAATCAAAGTCCCGAACAAAAGGTGTCTAATTATTTGACACGTGCCGTAAGGATTAAATTTCCCGTGGTCGATGAAGTTGAAGTACAATTCGTGTTTACTCCCTCAGAGATACTGAAAAATCCAAAACGAAAAGACGTTGTTAAAGTGTTTATATATGTTGATCAACAACTAAATCCCGTAGAACGGAACTCAGACAAAGTTTCTGAAAGTCAAATACAAGAATATACCCAAAAAATATTAGAAAAGTTTTTCGGTTTGATTGTTTTGTTCACTTCCTTTGATTCGACAAAGTTTGAATATATCGATGGAAATTATTGATTATGGGAAAAATTAAATTAAACGAAAACGAGCTTTCGCATTTGGTTCATCAAATATTGGAACAAAAAAATAAACATGTGACTTGCGAGAGATGTGATTGGGATTGGGATATAACAGCAGATGATGAAGATCCGTATCTATGTCACATGTGTGGTCATAGAAATGATAGTAAAACTAAAAAAAGACTTAAGGAACAAGATGTTAATGAACCGAATCAATTCGTTGAAATAAATTTACAGGATTTAATAAATCAACGTAATCAAAATACACCTACGGGACCCATTAAGATTTTGTTTGACAAATTATATAATAAAGAATTAGTTACAAAATCTCTTGATTTAGAAGTTTATTACAGTTTTAAGAATTTCTCACAAGGTCCTAAGTTAAATTCGTTTTCAAATCTTAAATATGACCCATCACAAAAATACATTAGTGGATCTGTTTCTATTACAAAAGTTCTATATAAAGGACAGGATGTAACCGAGTTAGTAAAAATAATTACAAATGATGGTAGTTTAACAAAAAAAATGGTAAAAGAGTCTGCTTATGATGTATTTAGGTCCTTTGTTAAGAACTTGGGATTAGAAGTTGGTCAAATTAAAGTAATGTTGTTCTAATGGAAATAGAATTGTTATATAAATCTTTAGATAAGTTATTCGATCAGCTCCTTAAGAAAAGAATTGATTTGGATTACACCCTATCTATTGACGAAGGAGCAACTAAAATAATTGAAGAACCTATATTTAAATTAAATCTTATAGTCGATCCTGAAAAATATCATTGGAGTGGTACCGATTACGACCCGAGATACCACGACCAAATATTAAGGGTTGAAGACTATATTACAAATATTGTAAAATACTTGGGATTATCCTTAGATAATTTTAGTTCTATGGATACCATTTTCGACCCCGAGAAAATAAAAGAATATTATTCAAGAATAATCCCTATGATACCACCTATATGGAAATTGTTTCAAAAAAGTCAGAGATATCTCCAAGTACCTGATCTAAAGTTTGTCGAAATGAAAAAAAGATTAGACAGGGATTATGACCTAATCTTCCATTTGGATCCATCAACAGCTTCTAGGGTAACAAATAATTTCTCAGAAATATATTATCCCTTTTTCAACAGTTTCGGACTCAACGAACTTCCGATGGACAGCCATTATATCGATTTTACTTTTTAACTATGAAAATTATTATAACAGAAAACCAACTACGAACTCTATCGGAGCAAATGTCGTCTGACGATCAATGTATCAAACCTGAGATTGACCAACTTAATTCAATATTTTCGGGTCTCGGAGAACTTTACGGTGGAGAATATGAAGACCAAGAAATTATCGATCAAACATCCGACCCAAAACAAAAACAACTTTTGTCCCAAATCTTAAGTGGATTTAAAAATATGAATGTAAATCAACTCAGATATGAGTTGGAAAAGGTCATGACCTTAAAAAATCTTGAGGAACAGAATACACCATATATGGAACAAACAATCGAAATTGGTGGTGTAAAAGTTCCTAAAATCGCCGTACATGGAGTATTGGGTTTAATAGTCATTTCTATTTTATCCACGTTGTTGAAAATGATCCCACAGAATCAATCAAGAGGTGGATCAAGATTGGCTTCGAGGGCTCAGGGGTGTCAAGGTGCAGGAGCCCGAGCACGTCTTGTAAGACGTAGAAGAAGACGTGAAACGTGGAGATCATTTCTAAAAAAACTTGGAATAAGATAATTTTTTTATTATATATCAAATAACGATGTAAAATTGGGGTTTTTCGTGTTATATTTATAATATGGGAACAATTAAAATTTTATCAAACAAATTAATTCTTAAACACGAGGATGGAACCAAAGAAACACTCACAATTCCAAGACTCAATGACTTCAAAGTAAATCAAGTTTTTGTTAGATTCAGAGGAGAAATATACACTTAAGAAATTTACTAATATTTATAATGGATGAAAAAGTCCATTTTAATTACTGAAAAACAACTATCTAAGATTATTTCAATAATAAATGAACAATCTGAGCCAAATTTGTTATATAAAACCTTATATAATCCTGATACAAAAACAATTTTAGCTTCTTATTATTTAATTCAAGAACGACCTAATTCTTTCTTTGTTGCTAATCCAAAAGAATTCGTTAATAGGTCTGTTGAATGGGGTGATGGTTCACAAGACTACAAAATTGGAATAGAACTTGTCGATCTTCCAAAATCACAAGTGGAAATCGAAGGTAACATTGATGGTTTTCCAAATTTCAAAATATTTAAAATTCCATATTTCTTATTCAAGAAAGAACCTAAGTTATCAATTAGAAGATTCGAGGGTAACAAAAGAGCCTCATTGGACAATCAGGGATCCACTCTGAAGAAAATTAATGATTCAAAAGTTGTAGACGCATTTGAGGCTTTGGGAGGTGATTACAAAAAAATAAAAAATTATGTAAGTAGAATCGAAAATCCTATTTTACCAAAACCCGTGGATCCTTCGGTATATGGAAAAGAAGACAACCTATTTAAGAGTCCCATATACCAAGGATATTAAAAAAACCTTAATATAAAAATGACCCTTACTATTAATATGGAATCACGGTTTATTAATTACGTCAGTGGTGAAAACAAAGTTGAGGCTAAAGATTGGATGCCCGAGTTGAACGTAAAACAGATTAAATCTAAATAATTTTTTTGATACTTGAGAAAACTCCTGTATATTTGTATTATAATTTATCAACATGTTCAGAAAACTATTATATATCGGTTTGATTTCCTTAGCTCTAACCCTTTTTTTTGTGATCTCAGGGATTAAGTTCATCCTTAGTGGTGTGGATATGTTTGGACCCGAGAAAGAGTCGCAAACACACGATTTTGTGATAAATGATACAACGAAAGTTCAGTTTGTTAGATACGACACCATCCAAGTCAAAATTAAGAAGACAATACCCGAAGTCAAAAATTTAGACACAGATTCAACCACTAAAATAATCACCGATTCCATCAAATAATGTCATAACTGGCTTGAACGACACACCTTGTGTTCTTTCCATGGACGAATTCCCAAGCATTTTCCATAATCCACTCAATATTTTGTGGCCAATAGGTCACAGTTACCTCAGGGTCGGTGATATGAACAAATACTTCTACCTGTTCAGTCCGTAAATGAGATAAATTAAAGACATTTTTGACTTCTATTCTTGAACCCTCCCCAAAAAAAAGTTCCAGAGTGGTTTTTTCTGAACGATTTACATATTCTTGTAAAACTTTCTTTTTCATTCTTATAAATTTATGATTATTCTGAAATAACTACATATTTATTGCTAGAACTAGCAACTATATTAGTCTTTTTCTTATTTTTATTAACTAGAATTTAAATTATAGTTAATTTAGAACTTATAGGACCTTTTTTGACAAATTCCAACCCTGTCTCATTATGGGTGTCCTCTTAGTTTTTTGTTTTACCAAAAAGTAGACATCATATTTGAGATCGTATAATTTATCGGGATTTGGTGTCGTGTCTAATACAATACTCGCATCCATATAGACGTGAGACTTGTTTTTATTGACACATTCTATCGAAATAGACGATAAAAATGGGTATTTATCCACTAACTCTTGAGGGTTGAACTTATTAAATGGACATATCATACCCCAATAAATATTATCTTATATTTATTAAGTATAAAAAATGTAAAATGATTAGATTAGTCGAACTTTTTATGAAGATAATGACTGATGGTACAGGAGTATCATCAAAACGATTCTCAGGTCTTGTAACCCTCCTAAATTTGATTGTATTGGCATATATTACAACAGTGAAAAATGGTCAAACACCCGAATATATTTTTGATACGCTTGCATTATTGTCGGCATCTTTTTTAGGTTTGACTACCATTGAGAAAATTTTTGGAAAAAAGAAAATTGTGTCAGATGAGTCAACAGGAGAACAACATTAATACAAAATTCACTCGAGAATACGAGAGTGAGTTTTCACGTCAAATTTGGAAATATGATTTGTCAGTCACAAAAAATAGGCCCGTGTCTGTAACTATTCACACCAAAGACAATACGGATTGGAAACCCAAGATGACAATTGGTGATTATGCAAAGTTGGCTAAAAAAGGAAAACTAAAGTAATTTTTTTTCCAATTCTTCTTTGAGGAATTTGATTTCAGATTCTGTTAGAGAATCCAAAAATTTGTTGAATCCCGAAGATTCATTTTTCAGTACTTTGACGAGTTCGACACTTTTAACCTCAATCACTTCGCCGTCACTGTCAATAAGTTCACTATCGTCTCGATCGTAATCGTACAAATATAAATAATCTTCATTGTTCAATTCATATACATTAGATTCTAATTGATCTTTTGTAAAATACCCATCTACCTGTAATTGACCAGTGTATTCGTGGGTTTCGGTTCTACGTTAAGAAACGTTTATTTGAAATAATTTTTTGCTTGGTGTAATAATATTTGACGAATTAAGAGTCCCATTTTTCAAATTTTCTTCATTCATCAAAAGTGTGTTCACGTAATAGAAAAATTGATCAACATCTTTAGGTAGAGAAAGATGTTTGTTAATACTATTATAAAATTTATAAACATCATCAGAAAAATTAGAGTTCCACGTCACGTCAATTGATTCAAATAATTCGTCATGATTTTTCATCCACTGAGAATAAAGAATTTTTGTGACCTTAACTAATTTATCACCCGTCAGCATTTATTATGCAATTTTTGGTGGTTTAGGAGATGATCCAGAATTATAACCTCTGACTACTTTTAGAGCCAACTCACCAGTACCCCAAGGTGAAGATTTCAGAGCGAGTGCCGATTTTTCAGCACTATCACCTGTTTTAAGTGCATTTATTATATTTTGATAACGACCATTTTTTATAGTCCTTACAGTTGCATCAATACCATCTTGACTACTCAGGTAATTTCTAACACCTGATTTACAACCTGAAACTCCTTTTTTCAAACAGTTATAAAATGTTGAACCAGGTTTTGATTGTGTTGTATTGAATGGATTGTTTCTTGCTGTACCACCCTCGGCTTGTCTCCACGCATAAAAAAACTTCATATTCTCATCCGAGATGGGTGCACCAATTCCCTTGAGGATTGATTTATAAAACTCATCATCAGTTGTTGTTTTTGTCAGTGGAGTTACATTACCTGATACGTTAGTGGACTTAGTATCAAGATCAAAGTCCTGATCATCAAAGTCCTCGTCATCAAAAAGAGATGCCAAGGTACTTTTGATTATACCTGACTTAATTGCTTGAGTTATACCAGCGGCAATTGGAGATTGTTCCATGAAAGACATCAGTTGTGTTTGTCTTTCCAATTGTTCGAGCAGAGATTTCTTCATTTTAAATAAATACTATTATAAATATAAAACCCCCACGATTAAGTGAGGGTCTATATCAAGAAATTCTAACACCGAACCACCAAAGGTCAAACCTGATAAAAAAGTTCCCATCGTGAAAACCAAAACCGAATCTAATCATTCGATTTTTTTTATTCAGTGGGATTTTATTCCATCTCATCAGGGAACGTAATTTCGTTGGTTTCGGGATTCCAATCCACCGTGAATGGTTTCTGAGTAAATAGGTATCTTTCATCTAAAAGTGCCGCGTTGAAAAAATGGGTAGTCCCATCGAACTTGTATCCGTATCCTGTGTGGATGTGTCCGAATACGTGGATTTTCGGTTTGAGGGATTTGATTCCCTCTGCCAACACCTCACAACCAAGAGGAACGCTATGACCTTTGATTGTATCGAGATGACCCCAAGGTGGACCGTGGGTAATCAAGATATCAGTGTTATCAGGGATATTCTTCCACTTTTGTTGGAGTTCAGAACCCATTCTTGGTAGATTGAATGCCCAATCGTAGAATTCGGGTTGCCAAGGTGATCCATATACTTTAACTTCACCGATAACCTCTGTGTTGTCTTGTAGATAGGTAACATTTGGATACATCTTAAGAAGTTCTCGACACATATCGGGACTTTCTTGGAATCCCCAATCGTGGTTACCTGCGATGAAGATCTTGTGGGTGTAGTTGTCCAAACCATTGAACCATTTCAGGAAGTCGGTGATTTCTTTTTCGTATCCCATACTTGAAATATCGCCAGCGTGAATCAATACATCTCCACCAGGTAACGTGGCTGTCACCTGATTGTGTTTGGTATGTGTGTCGCTAATAAAGGTAATTTTCATTTCTCTGAATTTTGTTAAAGATACAAAAAAATTTTGTATAAAAAAAGATATGGTAAATACCTTTGGATATTAAAAAAACAAACTTTGAGTTTTGTTATCTAACGACCTTTGAAACGATTCTTTGATTATTTCGTGGTGAAGGTAATCTTGATCTTCAAGACCTGTTGTGTTGCTATGTTTTGCCAATAGATTTTCGAATAACCTTTTTGTACTTTGAATGTGGTGATCATTGGTACAAGAGTTCAGAACTGAGAGTACCCATAAAAATTCTTTTGATAAATTATCTTCCATAAGACAAATATAGGTCAATCATACTACAAATATCGGTCAATATTGTAAAATGTTAATATTATGACAATAATTTATAGTACTCTTTGAAATGCATTATTCTGTCTTTCAAACCAATCACACCACCGTTTACTCTTTTAGTAACAGCCGTTACGGTAATATCATCAGATCCTTTATCGGCAATCAAGTTTAGTCCATTCTTAGAAAAAAACCATCCGGCAGATGCTAAAGCATAGTGTGTTGCCACCAAATCGGGATTTTTCACGGTATCCTCACCGATTGCCTTCGCAAATGCGGTATAATTTGCTTTACCAGTCAACTGAATATATCCACGACCTCTAAAGATGTATCCTTCTTTTGTTGATTCATCACCATTACCCATTCTACCGCCATAAACTTTTGAAGCGATCTTTTCAGGATTTCTTGCATAAGATTCGGATAAATTGCCAGGAAAATATTTTGGAAATATTTTTTTCAAACCATCAGCAGAGTAATTTAAGTTTTCTTGAACCGCCTTGAAGTTTCCTGATTCATGTCCACATTGTGCTAAAAAATGTGCCAACCGAAGTGGTGTATTAATTTGAAACTTTTCCATTACCGTTGGAATTTGGGAAATGACCGCATCGGGAATATGACCCTTGAGTTTTGACAAATCGATATTACCTCCCTTAGTAATTACCTTATCTTCTGATATCGTTTCTTTAGCTACAATCGCTCCGCCGATTACACCAAGTTTTGTTAATGTTGCAGTTCCAGCAATTCCATCGGCAACTAAATTGTTTTTTACTTGCCATTCTCTTAGTTTGGTTTCAGTTCCAGCTCCGAATATACCATCAGATGTAAGTCCTAATTTTGCTTGAAGTTTTTTTACATCCTCTCCTTTGGATCCTTTTTTTAGTATCATGGTTATTATTTTTTTTTATAAATATTATTTAAAATTGAATTCTACCCGAATAACCCGGAACAATAAGATAAAAATTTTGTGTTCCACCTCGTAAAAGGTTTCCTGTTGTTATTGATGACAATCCAGGATATAAGGGACGAACGTTCGTTGTTGAATTTAATATGGACGTAAATTCAGTCGGAGTAAAATAGGATGATCTTGATATAGACCATGAATTAATCAATCCTGATTTTAATCCCAACAAAAGATATTGATCAGATACGTTTATTCTACCATCATTATTTAAATCAAATCGATGAAATGTCAAACCGTTAGTTGAAACTAAACCGAATATAATATCTGAAACTCTTTTACCATCATTATTAGATAATTGTTGAGTTGGGGTAGGTGCGGTTACTTTTACTCTGAATTGAAAATTATTAATGTCTAATCCTGTTGATAGAAATTGATATCTTCCTTGTGAGTCCGTGTTTACCGAACGATTTAGAACAAAATCATTTGAGACAACCGATGGTGAAAATCTGTATTTTTGGGGTGTACTTATAGACCACACACTCGCGTTTTTACCACCTACAGGAACAACTTTACTACCGTCAATATTTGTAAGACCTAATGTTGCTCCATTTGCACCACATTGAGGTTTGGTTTGAAAGTTTATATCAATAACATTTGTTGTCTCGTTTAAAACAATTTGGAACGTATGAAGGTTGGATCTACACCCATAATGTGGTACGTTATTGAAATTGAATACAAGTACCCTGTTTGGTGCAGACCCTGTGGTGTAATAATTCATATTACCTGTATTCGGTAACAAATCTTCCCAATCTGCTAAAATAGTATTTTTCGGAGCACCACCATTTGGTAAAAATTGTGCGGTATATCCGTTGGTCTGACCCGCAGAAAATCCAATCCAACCATTTGAACTCACATAAAACTGAGTGTAGTTGTTTCCAAAATAATTGAATGAGAAACCAATATTATAGGGACCCTGAACACAATCGTCACAACCTGTTAGTGAAGATCCACCTGTATAATTGTAATTTGAATATGTTGGTTGGGTAATATCATAATTTGATACTGATATGGTGTGAAGTTCAACAGGTATATTGGCAATACCCGTCTGATCAGCATCATACACATAACCTGAGAACGTAAATTCTTGAGCATGAACAACACCGAACAAAAAGAATGATATTACTATCAACAATCTTTTCATCACATTTTTGAAATACTAACTTCTAACGCTTTTTTTACCGCCGCTGCAAATGTAGATTTTTCAAACGGTAAGTTTTCATCTTTGAGTTCAGCAAAACTCGCCTTTACGGATAACTTAGCAGATCCCTCACCTGAATATTCTACACCGTCTTTTACAACAATAACTTTCACAATCGTATTTTTCTTTTTGATCATAAAAGGTCCAATGTTTATACCCACAGTTGGTGACTCAATTGATGTAATTGCAACATTCACGGGTAAACCATCTTCACAGATAGAATACTTTTCTCCCATCAACTCCTCAGTCAATTGTTTGAGACCAAATACAAATTTCTTTGATGATAGATCTGGATTTTCTGTTAGGTTATCTACTTTGGAAACCGAATAACAATTTTGTGAATATAACACTGATGTTGACATCAACACCGATAAAATAAAGAATAATTTTTTCATAGTAATATTTTTCCTCCTGTTAATATCTGATAGTTTAGAATACTACCTTTTACTTGATAAGTACCACTAATACTTATGTTGTACTTGAACGATTTAGAGATGGTGTAATCCCATGAACTAAACGGAACAATAAGAAGTCCCGAGTCCCACCACTTCCCATCGTAAAACTTAGTGAAGGGAGAATACACACCCAAAAGTAATATATTACCAGATATTTTTTTGTTTGCGGTAAATGGAATAAAACCACCACCCACAGCAGATAAGTTTGTAAAAGGTTTTCCAGCTAATCCCCCGATAGTGAAATTCAATCCTCCCATAAGATTTACTTTACCAAATCTTTTTGAGTCCATAACCGTAGTGGTGTTGAAAATATTTCTTTTGAAATCCACCATAGATGAGTTGGCGAAGATCAATGTATTGGTTTTTGATCTGTTACTTCGTGCTCCGTAAATAGTTAGATTGGTATTGTTGATACTTGTTGTAAAGTTCAAAAGAAGACCCTTAGCAAACGTATTGTTAGTGTTTGACTTGGTCATTGACATAGTACCTTTGAATTGATTAGAACCATCCTCATTGCTTCTGAGAACAACTAAGTCGCCAGTCCCTATCAAAGATCCAACTTTTACACGTGATCCACCTTTACTACTTGATGATGAAGAAACATTACTGATTGATGCTGTGGTTCCACCTTGTCCTCCACCTGATGTTTCGTTTTGTTTTGTAGTACCACTATTTGTACCCGATTGGGTATTACTACCCCCACCTTGACCTGTATTCGTACCCGATTGGGTACTATTTCCTGTATTTGAAGAAGGAGGATTAGTTACAGGCTGCTTAGTCTGTCCACTTCCCCCTTGAGAAACATTACCTGATTCGTTAGGTGTTCCTCCTTCTTGATTACTTCCTTCGCTAGTTGAAGGATTATTAGATTCGTTTCCTCCTTGTTGAGATCCTCCACTCTGAGACGTTGAACCATTTGATGAATTTCCTTGAGAATTATTACTCGTTCCATTGGTAGTTGTGTTTTGTTGATTATTCGTAGAGTTTCTATTTCTACGAGGTCCATTACTCGATGATGATGTTGCATTTGAAACCGAGGTTGACAACGTATTAGTTGACATGGACGATGCGGCTGTAATTGACGTAAGTGTCGATATGATATTTTGTGTAATTATTTGGTTCTGTCCCGTCTGTGTTGCGGTCAATAATTCATCACAAGGTTGATTGGTTGATTGTTGTGATACTGTGTTTACCCAGTTTTCAAAAACACCATTTTGAAAATCTGATTGAGAAAAAGTACCTAAAAATCCCAAATAGTTGATAGTTACACTTTGTCCTGATGAAATAAAAATAGTTTTAACGGTTTTGGAACAAGGGTCCACATAAGAATATGTGAACCCCTGCTGACCAAAAACTGAAGTTGTTATAAAAAATAATATTATTAAGAATATTATTTTATTCATAAGTCTCTTCATCATTTTTTTTACCATGTTTTGCAGTAATAAACTTGTCCACGGACGCGATTCCAAATGAACCTAAAGTTATCACCATAAATCCATCGAAAATAAATTCATTTATTGGCATTTCTTGTCCGTGGAATCCTGTCCAAATATCGACACCTAGACATACTACCATCATTATAAATGCGCCAAAACCAACAACAGATTTTTCATTAATATCATTGTCGTCCATAAACATTCTCTTTAAAAAATTTGGATTTTCTTTCTTTTTCATTTTATTTTTATTTTATTTTTTGTTATGGTATAGTTACCTTTTTTCCTCACAAGATGAGAGGAGTATAGATAGATTTATCTATGTTTTTAACTTCTTAATTTACCTTTTTTTATGAGTTTTTCCACCACTCTTACGGATGCGGTTTCTAAAGCCTTTTTTGTTGATACCCCTACGGTCGATTTATTGAAAGTTGGTCCTTCAATATCTCCTAAAGTTGTTGAGGTTTTTGTTGTGATAGCACGTCCCTGACCTGAACCAGTGATGACCTCACCACTTTCAGCATCTACAAATCTAATTTGTAATCCCAATTGGGTTACTTGTTTGATTGTGACACCTGAGGTTTCTACAACTTCATCTTCACCAACTGAAAAATCATAGACTTCTATGTAAACAAAATATTCAGCCAATTTAATTTTACCTTTTCCATCAACTTTGTTTTCGGTAAAACCTTTATTGGACGCTTTGAATTGTTGTACCATTCTTTCTTTGATTTCTAACTTGTCTTCGGTAAAAACAAAACGACTAGTCTCTTCCAAATATTCCAAAACAATATTGGTTACACCCATACCAACACGAGCGTCTTTTAGTTCAGGATACATTTCGTAAACCTCATCACTGATTCCGATTTTTAGAATTTGAATTGGTACTTGGATGGTATCTTCGTATGGTGGTAATGATTCAAGGGATTTCTTTTTCTCAAAGTTTGCCGTGTATTCCTCCGTCTTCACCGTTCCGATTTGTTGGGCGAAAACTTGGGTTGAAACCAAACATATTGTTAGAAAAAATAATTTACCAAGGTGCGTCTTCACTCTCACTTTTTTCTTCTTTTACAGGTTTTTCCACAATTGTTTTTTCTTTGATGACTGTTTGACCACCACCTTGATTTGAATTTGTTGATGAGTTATCAACATTTAAGATAATCGGTGCGGGTGCTTGTGTTTGTTGAGCAGGTGCTACTTCTTCAGTTTTCTCCTCCTCTTCAACACCAAAGATTTCGTTAAATTGAGTTGTGATGTAAGCACCAGCTGCTGTAGCAATTGTGGTTACAAGACCAATGACCGTTTTCTTGATCGTTGACATTCCACCTTCTTGAGATTCTTCTGACATAATTTTGATTTTTATTTTATTGGGTTTATTTGACTTTCAGAATTTTTTTTCTGAAAAGTTTCTTTTCATTCTGTAAAACAGCTAAGTATTCACCAGTTGGTAGATATCCTAAATCGAATGTTCTTGTGTATTCACCGATGTCGTACTTGCCGTTCAATATATCAATTTGTAATCTACCATTTAAATCATAGATCCCTAAAGTAACATTACCTGGTTCAAAAATTTTGAACTTCAAAGTAGTTTCACCTTCTGTTGGATTTGGGAAAAGTACCATATCATTATATTCAAAATTACCATCGGTTTTGAAGATTTGTAAGATTCCGTCTGTTGGTGTAATTTTTAAGTCTTTTGATGAACGATTTCCAGCAAATTTACGAGTGACATATAGAGGTGATTTGTTCCAATTGACTTGAGTTGATTTAGCACGGAAAACTAATGTAAAAAATATCTCACCATCTTGTATCAAATTTTGATTGTTTGACGGATCATATCCTCCCCACTCAACAACATTGTCATTTGGGTTAATATATGAGACCCAGTTCCCTGGTTTTTGTTCGTTTACAAGTTCTACAAATTCTAACAAATCAGAGTCGTATTTCATAGCAACTTGGAGAGACCCAAGTTCTACCATTCCCGTTTTTAATTTTACAGGAATATTCACCAAGTCACCTTCATTTACCGCCAAGGTAGGAAAGTTTACTTCAATTGTCTCCAAGTCCATATCGTAATGAGTTGTTACATCTATGATACGTTGGTTAGCGTTGTTTGGGTTCACAATTTCAATCGGAATCATACGAGCCATTTTGAAACCAGTACCATTAGCATCACCAGGTGAAGCTACATAATATGTAACTGAGTCCGGTTCATTACTACCAATTAACTTTGTGAAGTTTGTTTGACCAGGTATAGTACTCCTCAAGTTTGAAGTCGAACCATTAATTGTGTTATATTCTGTTTGACTAAAGAACAATACGTCGGATACTGAATTGACCCAAGATGTAAATCTTCCTGACACTCTAGCAAAAATCGAATAAACATCCGACACAGAAATGGAGTTGTCACCGTTTACATCAGAAGTGTAGAAATCAAAACCTGAGGGTTGATTTACACCCAAGATAAATTTATTTACTTGTTGAGCATCTGTAGTTGTTACGATATTTCCATATCCCAAAGTATCACCCTTCACGTTGATTCTAACGTTCCATGCTGAAGTATCAACACTTACATTAGTAAAGTCCCATCTTCCATCAACACCCGAAGTCGATGTTGCCACCGAAGACCAAGAAGATGAATTTTTTAGTGACTTTTCCAATACTACGGGAATATTTTTAGCTCCCAAACCTGTTACATTTAAGAAACGACCTTTATAGGTAAACGTTTGTGGTAAAAATGCCCCACCAAAATTTTCTAATCCGAGTGTGTAATCATTACCTAATTGCGAAGTTGCTAGTTGTGTAAATGATGATCCACCCACAAAAGTCATTGAAGTTGGGTTCAGATACGTAGTTGACAAGGTTGAGTTATGATTGAGTGTTAGAGTAAACATCGATCCATTTGGTAAAGTAAAGTTTGGATCTGTACCCGTATAGGTCATTGTAATTGTTACATACCCCGCGGTGGGGTTATCCCTATATTGTAGATAATTCGAGAAGTTTGTGTTTGACACAATAATTGAATCAACACCCGAAAATGCTGTTTGATCATAAAAAACCCTGAACTGTGTTGCCGTTACTTTATCTGTGGTGCTATTGTAGTAACATAATCCTATGTTAGTTTTACCATCAGAGTAAGAACCTAATTGATAAGTTTGGTCTAGTGTGATAAATGCACCTGAGTTTGTGGGTGTTGGACATGTTTGAGCCCGTGTAGTCAAGAATAAAAGAAACATTCCGACAGTCAAAATAACTTTTTTCATTTTTTAAAATATTTTATAGATATAAATATGAAGAATTTTCTTGTTTTCTGTTTTTTTTTAGTACCATTATTTACTTTTGGACAAATTAGAGTATTGGATGTTGGTAACGGATGGAATGTTAAGGTTTGGTCCGCACTAGAAGTTATTAAAAAAACTGATTTAGAGAAGTATGATAGAGTGATTATTCATTGTAAGGAAATTGGATTCTGGAATGGAAACTTTTCTACGATAGAGGATGGAAATAAAATTATACTGTCAAAAACAGAACTCGATTATGGTTCAATAAATAATATTGCTTGTACTATAGTTCACGAATCGCGTCATCTTATGTTGGAAAAATCACAAACCAAGTGGGATAAGGATTTCGAAGAATTTATGTGTTATGATTATGAGTTAAATTTTGCTATGAAGATCGATAATATAGAAAAATGGTTAATTGAACATATTATAGATACACGAAACAAATACGCGAAAATAATTAGTCTGTGACCATAAAAATGTAAGATTATAAAAACATTAACTATTTATAAAAAATATCACAACACCATATGAAAGAGTTTATAAAATATATCTTGAAAGAAAATCTACCAAAAACAGGTATGATCCTGAAAGAAGGTGTTGAGACTTCACAGGGATTACAATATATGGTGGAAAATGGTTTGACATTGACCGACAATATCTACCGTCCCTACTCTGATGAGTATTTCAATCTTATAAACGAAACAAGGGATTTACATCAAAAAGGTTTGGTGAGTATATGTGAGGATGATAAGTGGTTCTTAGAAACAAATGTTGGTGAAACAGCGATCTTCGAAGGAGATATAGTATGGTTAGACATTCCACACGAAATAGATGACGAGGTTTTAGTAGAGGCTGAATATCGTGGTAAAAAGGTAAAATTAAGTTCACCATTCAGAACATCGGGTGGTCCAAAGAAATTCGGTGTATATGTGAAAAATGATAAGGGTAATGTAATTAAGGTTAGCTTTGGAGATCCTAATATGAGAGTGAGAAATAACGACCCCGCTGCGAGAAAAAGTTTTAGAGCACGTCACAAGTGTGATCAGAAAAAAGATAAGACAAAAGCAGGTTATTGGTCATGTAATGTTGCCAGATACAGAAAACAATTGGGAATAAAATCTTCATCTCCTTGGTAATTGGTCTATAATTGATTATGGATTTACCATTCTCACAAGAAAATATCGATGGAAAAATTTTGAGGACATTTTCATCAGATGTTGATGATGAAGAACTCAAATGGCACTTTGACCTATGTGATCGAAAAGTAAAAGTGATCGAAGGTACAAATTGGGAATTACAGTTCGATAATCAACTTCCTGAAAAACTTATCCCTAATAAAGATTTTTTTATCCCCAAAGGAATTTATCATAGAGTTATAAAAGGAGAAGGTGATTTAGTTGTATTGATCCAAGAATTTTAGTTATTCATTAAATATTTTTTATAATCACTATATGTTGGTTTTTCGTTTGCAAAATAGTACTTGTATGTATTACCTTTATGGGTAATTGTTTTGGTAAAACCTGTGGGAACCAAAGCTCCTGTCATCAACTCGGGTTGTTTGGAATCAAAATGTACATCAATTCTTACCTTTACATCACCTGTCTTAGACAACTCCCTTTCGTGTGCCTCTAAAAATCTCCAAGTCCCACGGTTCAAATACTGATTCTGAAGAGCACAATTTAAGTAAGTGAAAGTTGTATATAACATTTCTTTGGTACAATTGAAGGCCGCTGCTGGTGCCAAGTGACCCTTGTCCCAAACATTATTTTCATAGTCCTTATTGTCTGAGGTCCAAATTTTAGTATCCTTATAAAAATCCATACCCTCCCTTGATGCAGTCCCGTTGGGACATTTTATGTAATACTCCAACCATAATGGTTGTTCGTAAACCTCAGAATATTCACCCTTAAATATTGTTGTCTCAAACGGTACCCTTTCTCTTGTTTGACCAAAAAGTAAAACAGGTAACAGTAATAATAAAAAAATCATCTTTCTCATCTTTATTAAATATAACTAATAATCCTTAATTTTTCCTTGAAAAAATTGTAGAACCAATTAGAATCAGTATATTTGTTTTATGAAAACTAAACTATCACTTTTATTTCTTGTCTTGACCTTTTTGGTAAAGGGCCAGTCCGCATATTATGGTTACTACGGAGGTGGGACGTACAATAACGGAAGGACTGTAGATTTTATACTTGTACAAGGTGACACGTCTCTTATCACAACCTTCAATGGTCTCGACCGAAGGGACTTCGGTATTTATGTTGGTGTGAGATATGGTGGTTTATTCAGTGGGTCTCTTTTTTACACACCTTTCAACACCATAAACAGGATCGGTATCACCAAAGGATTTATGAACGACGGTGTTAGGGGTATGGCGGGTTTAAAAATACAACCTGACGGTAATTCATATAATCTATATCCCGAATTCGGTGTTATGTTACACCCTATCAGATTTATCACCCAAGATCCATTTTCATTCGATATCACTTTCTCGGCTCATCAGTCTAATCAAAGTAGAGTGGGATTTGGAATATCTATTCCAATTCAATTTAGAAACAACTTGAGATTGTAGTATTTATAGTCTATGGACAAAGTCAACATAGATAAACTCAATGATCTCCTTCAACAGAGAAAATTGTCAATTTGTGGTCCAATTTTTAAAGACTCAACAATTGATGAATGTTTTGATTATTACATTGAGGTTATAGGTATCGACCCAAAACTCAAATTAAAACTCAAGGTGATAAAAAGTGTTACGAATGAACAAACTGACACATTTTGGAATATAGTTGGAAGAATTTTAAATCGTAAAGACCTTCACTTACATGAACTATTTAGAACACGAATTATACAACTCTTGAAAAATTTTGGTATCAGTGACTTCAATATAGACAAATGGGAATATATTGAACCTGAAAAAAACAATGACATGATTCAAGAACAAAAAGTATCAAGAAAATTTCTTAGAGATATTGTCCGTGATATTATCTTTAAGATAAAAAAAGATTATAAAAAACCAAAGACTTACAAATACAATAGAGTTGATCCTGGTTTTGGTAATCCTTTTGATATGGAAATAGTTATGAATAAAGGTAAGGATTTCGATGGCAAATTCCTAAAACCTTATGATATGGAAGCTTTTTGGGATGATGATACAGAAACACTCGAGGTGTTTTTGAATATAGACCCAAGGACAGATCAGTCCTTTTTATACAATTTGGTTGGAGAATTTAACGATGTTATATCTCATGAGCTCACTCACAAAAGACAATATGAAAGAGGTGACAAGATATCGAAACGTAGAATCACCCGACCTGAGACATATTACACACAACCACACGAGATTGAAGCACAAATGGTTGGTTTCAAACGAAAGTCTAAACTAACAAAAAGGCCTATGGAAGAGATCATTAGAGACTACTTCAATAAAAGACGTGCCAAGTATAATTTGAATGACAAGATTATAGATCGTATTGTAAAAAAACTAATGGAACATGGATAGGAGAAAGAATTTAGAAAAGACTCAAAAATTGTTGAAGTTCGCACTAGAAACTGGTTTAGGTGAAAAAAATAGTGTTAGTATAGATTTTGATTTTGATGTTAATCAGTCAGGATCAATTGAACAGATAATGATTTTCATCTTACTCGATCTTGGAGGTGAAGGTTATTATGAGTTGAAAGATTTGGTATTTGAACTTAACCGACAAAAACAAATTATTGAAAATGTGTTGAGTCACCCAAAATTACAATTTCAAAACGACGGATCTTTGGGAGCCAATAATGGTAAAATAAATGATTTGACGGAGGCTGGAATCCTGAAGATGAATATTGACCCTGACGATTTTAAGGTTGGTTGGCACTTACTGGTTGAACCAACCAAAGATTAAAGATTCTTACTTTTCTTGGCGTAAAATTTAGGACTTATCTAATATTTTTTTTACAATACCTTCTAATACTTCTGTGGATATGGTAAAAATACCTATTGATATAAGTCTTTTCGATAATATACTAATTTCCTGTGGTGAGAAATCTTGACCTTGTAGTGTCATGGTCAGATAACCAAGTAAAGGTATCATATAAGTGTAGGATATTATATCGGTAATAAGCGCACCGGTTTTTAGTGACGATAATAAAAAACGTTGAAATGATAATTGTAATTTTTTTGTTTGAGAAAGACCATCTTTGAATTCTTCATAAAGACCTGCTTTCTTTATTCTATTCAAAATTTCGACCGTCATTTTTCTATTTTCATTAAAAATGATTGCAACAACCCCGATTACTAATAGAAGAATTTCGTCTTCGTTCAAACTAGTAAATTTACCAGCGAGATAATTTTCTAATGGACGAGCTAATGCACCTATTAATGACGAAAAAGTTAGTAATATCCTTAAGTTAAGTCCAAATTTTTGAAAAACCCTTTTAAATAGATCAGCTGAGTAGTCTTTCGTCTCGGTATAGATTCCTTTTAGAACATCAGAAACTCCCTCAGATATCAATATTTTGGTTTGAGATTCAGTGATTAAAATATCCATAATAATAAATACTTCATTATATTTATTTGTGTATGAATAAATTAAATCCAAAATTAGAAGTCGGAGATAGAATTGTTTTAATTAGCATGGATGACCCATATAAAATACCATCGGGAACCGTAGGTACGGTAATGAATATTCAGAAAGTACCATTTTCGGACAGCTCAGACTACAACTATCTAATCGATTGGGACAACGGATCAAAACTTGCTTTGGAACCTGACTTAGATGTTTGGGTACTAAAGTCAGATTATGATAATAGAAAAGATAAAAAAGTTGATGAGTCATATAGTATCTACGAGGAACTATATCATCAACACATTAAGAAGATTGTGAAATAATTATTCTACAATTTCGTAAGAATATTCACCATTGTCAATAACAGGGTTCAACTCTATGTCCAAAAACATGGGATAATCATCACCTTGTGAAGATCCCTTCATATTATAATCAAAATGTTCCAAGGCATCTTCAACGGTTAACCCTTCATTGACTAAATTATCAATTATTTTGGGTACACTGTATAAAACGTGTCTTCCCATCGATTGTGAGACAACTCCGATAATGGCGTTATCGTGATCTGGTAAGGTCAAACAATCCTCACAAAAATCACTTAGTTGATACAGATCCATTATCGTATTTTGAGAAAGTTACCTCTAAATTGACCAATTTGTCATTAGCTGTCGCCAACTTTTCAACATATTTGTCCATTTCCTCCAAGATTTGAGGATGTTCACCGATACCTACAGCACTTGTAAAGTAGATCTCCAAGGTGGCACGAGCCTCAGCAATATCCGATTCGTATTTCTTTTTCAGTGCGGTATAAATAAAATATTCTTTCATAGTATTTTTTTATAAATGATAAACTTATTATAGGGTGTAATCAAGTTAGTTGTAAAATTTTTCAGCCAAGAATTTTAGTCGGTATCCTTTGACATATTCCTTTATCTGTGATTTGGGTAACCAAAATTCGAACTCACCGATAGAATCAAGTTTTTGAGTAACATGGTCACGGAAAGATAAAAGAGTTTCTTCTGATACCGGATACTTCAACCCGATGTGTTTACTACAAGTGGGACCGATTCCAACAATCATACCCAAAGTAGTCTTTAAGGTAGCGTTGCAAATTCGGCAACACTTTCCATTTTGTTGAGTAAGTTTAGCACGAACACGAACCGCATCGGTGGTCATATGAGTGGTACTGATCAGATCAACCAAAATCGGGTGAAAGTTCAATCCAAGGTTTTTACGAATTTCTAAAGCGATCTTACGCTTTAATTTTACGGATTCGTTGTTGAGAGGAACACGGATTTCGATTTCGTTGGTCATGTTTTGAGGATTTGTTGTTGTATACCCAAAGGTAAGTCATTTTTTTATATCGGCAAGGTATTTATAGTAAATTTATTATATGAACGCATTTTTTCTTTCAGTAAAAGCTGATGAACGTGAAAACATCTTATCACAACACCGCAAAGTATATGACGGTTATCAGACTTTGAATCCAGCCGCGATGGATGCAATTCAACCTCTCTATACACAAGATTTTGCAAATGACAAAGAAGGATTAGTTGTGAATAATAAAGGTGAAGTAATGCCGTACACAAATATGGGAATAAATGAATCCAAATTAGACTTCTCACCCCTCGGTTATGCGAAACGAGTTATCAAAGGTGATATTTCTATCGAAGATGCGATGGAGGAATCAGGTTTACCCTTTATGTTAATTTCAAGATTGGTAAAAAAACTGACTGGTAAATCTCTTGAGATCAGAGAAGAAGAAATGTGTGAACAATGTGATCAAGAAATGTCAGAGGAAAATGGTGATAAGATGACATTATCAATGTTGGGAGATGCGATTATGAATTCCCAAGAATTCCAAGATATATTTTCAATGATGGATCCCACAGAATTCGGTGACGAATTTGAATACACTGATAACGTATTATATAATGTCTTACAAGATTACGAAGGTGAACCATTTTATGATGATTTGTATGATTACTTGAGGGACAATTATTCCGAAAGTCTGTTCGACTCTTATTTGGTGACCGTTGGTGGTAATTACTCTGACGAAGATAACACCGAAGATATTGATTACGAAGAACTAGATGAGATCTATGCTGATGATATGGACGTATCTGACGAAGAATCAGCATATCAGTTTGTATCCCACGGTCCCGATGATGTATACGGCACAATGAAGGATTATGATAGTGCTACGGGTTCCTACCACAAGATCGATTCTATGAAAGATGTCCAACAATATGATGACAGCTCCGATATCAACAATATGTTTGGTGATCTATCCGATGGTATGGCTTTCTCTGACGAGGATCAATCCGATACATTCCAACACGATGCTGGTGATGTAGATAGAGAAGGAGACTCAGGATTAGGTATGGATACCGAAAACGATATGGACCTATCAAAGGTTAAACCAGCATATGATTTTATGTCAGACGGTCCCGATGACCCCTATGGTGTTGAAGAAGAAGAAGACATCGAAGAAATGGTTGACGAAGACCTCAGGGAGTCATTCAAAGAAAAAAGAAAACTCGTTATGGAAATGATGAGTAGAATGTCCAAGTTCTAAAACTATATCCCCTTTATAAACAAGGGGATTTTTTTATATTGGATATATGAAAATAGATTGTGTTTATATCATATCTTTGGATTTAAGTCCTGAGTATATGACAGAATTAATCAATAGGGCTAAACAACTACCACTTTCCAAAGACACCAAAATTGTTATAAAAAAAGGTTTTCCAGGTATATCCTTAAAGTACAATCCAAACTCAGAATATCAGTTGTATAACAATTGGGACTTAACGGATTCGGGTAGTAAAGTATTTTTTTGGACTAGACCTGTGAAGTTTGGTGAAGCTGGTGGTATGATATCACACACACAATGTTGGGAAGACGCTTATAAACGAGGATATAATACAATTATGATTCTCGAAGATGATTTCACTCTCAATCATAAAATAGATTGGCAGATTTTTGATGGTTTGGGTAACTATTTTTGGGAGTTTTGTTTGTTATCACATAACTCGTTAGAAGATTATTTTACTGACATTCCAAAACCAGCATCTATTGGTGTGGATGGTTTTGTAAGGCCGACTTTTTTTTACAACACCCATACGTATATTATCAATAAAAGTGGAATAGAAAAATTGGTTGAATATTACTTACCAACCCTGAAGAAAAATATTATCGTCAGCGATGAATTTTTATCGGCCGTCACATCGTCTCATCCGAGGAAAGATTTGAGAGAGATGTACATATCGAATATATCAGCGATTGCTACAATTAAAAACTACACAGGACAATCAAGATCCGAAGGTATTGGTAACAGTTTGACTGAGATAGAATAATTAGTCACGATATCCTCCCACGAGCATTTTGACTTCTTTTTCGTCAATATTCTGTTTACTCAACCATATTTTTTTTGTGTCGTAGACATCAAATTTGATATGATTGAAAAATAAGAATAATGTACCTCTATTTGTATCGTATGTGATGGGATCCATATTAGTTTCGTAAACATATTTTTCCATCAAGACTGGTCCAAATGGTAATAACTTTCTTACGTCTTCCATAACCTCAGGTTGATAAAATTCGTTGGTCACCGAAATTGAGATAATATCTTCAAGTCCAAAGTCTTGATTTTTGACGTATTTTACGAGTTCTGTTATGTATAATTCTTCCTCTACCAATACTAATTCTATGGGTTTTGTTGAATTGGTCAAAAACTCAATATCAATTTCTTTTTTATAAAAGATAACAAACTTATCAACGGTGTCGGTATATTTTTCGATTCTTTTTTTTAGACTGATTCTATTGTCGTGATAGAAAATACAGTCAATTATTTTGTTTAACATATTTGTAATACTTTATTTATCTAATAATAGTCTTAATTTTTTAAAAAAAAAGATATGACATATTCTGATCCATTTATTAATCACTATTCGGAACAAAACTTAGATTTTATGAACTTTTATGTCTTTAGTGAATTATTCACGGAAGAGGAGGTAGAGAACATTATAGAATTGGGTAATAGTTTGACTATGAGAGAAGGAAAAATTAACGGAGGAAAAAATGATCTCAATACCGAAATTAGAAAAAGTGAAATCGGGTTTTTCGGGGTTACAGATCAGACAAGATGGATTTTCGATAAGATTGCTGAACACGTTCTTATAGCAAACAAACAAATGTGGAACTTTGATCTGATCGGTTTCGGTGATAGTATTCAATTTACAAAATATTATGGAGATGGTGGACACTATGACTGGCATGCTGATATTGGGGAAAGTGTTCCTCATCGAAAAATTTCTGTTGTAGTACAATTGTCTGATGAGGACGAATACGAAGGTGGTAACTTACAATTCAACGTTGGAAGATACTACCCTCAAGCACCAAAAAAGAAAGGTACTATGGTGGTTTTTCCAACTTATATGTTACATAGAGTATCTCCTGTTGTCGATGGAACTAGGATGAGTTTGGTATCATGGGTTTCGGGACCCAATTTTAAGTAATGATTGAAAGAATAGAACCCACTGAAATTATTGGTAAACTTTCTGAACATAAAAAGTTTATGTGGATCTGTTATTTAAAAAATAGTAATGCTTTAGCAATCAGACCAACTTGGGATCCAGCACCATCGGGTGCTGAAAGTGTAATACTTTTAGTACACGACGAGTTTCCTAACTTGATTGTATTCGAAAGTTACATAGATGAGGCGTATGACCAGGTTAAGGAATTTGGTGTTATTGAATCAGATATTATTTATAGAAACAAATTGAGACCAATCATGATGACATTTAAAAATGGTTGGATAAATAAAACTTCAGGAAGTAATTGTTATTGTACTGAAACGTTTGTAGACCTGATTATTGATCTACATCCTGAGTTCTTAAACACTTTATCTATTTGAACCAACCTGTGTAGGTAAATCTGAGTTCAGGTGTTCCTGGGCTCACTGGTGATACAAAATGCCACTTACCCTTATCTTTTGGTAAGTAAAATAAAGTAAGGGTATTGAAAGTCGGTACTTCGATCCTCTCGACCTTTTCTCTTTTGTCATCCATAAAATGAAGTAGTCCACCATATTCGGGTAACCAATTTTTAGAGAGTTGATATACAAATCCTAAAGTACCATTAGGTGAATCAACATGTGGGGATAGGTAATCTCCGATGCCGTAACAAGCAGCAAAAACTTCATCACTATCGGTGTATTTTGTTCCTGTAGATTGTGATATAAAATTTAAACATTCTGAATCTACTAGCCATTTTCTCAAATTACACTCGGTACACAAACAATCCTCAAAATGATTATCTTTTGTTCTAAAGAAATTATAAGCAAATTTACCCTCAGAAAAGGATTTTAAACTAATTTCATAGTTTTTACGGATTTCATTATAGTTTTCCTCGATATTTCGAACAAAGGAGGGACCAGTCTCGTTTTCTTGGGGAAAAGTAGACACTTCCCACCATTCAGAAGGCATTTCTTCACTAAACCACGAATAAAGTTTTTCAGCAATTTCTGGTTCCATGAAATTTTCTATTACCACTACTTTATTTTTCTTGAATTCTTTTTTTACCAATTCAAGGTTTACCGATTTGTTTATAATTTTTTCAAACATTTTTTAGTTTTCTGTGTTGAAGAAGAAGACCTGAAATAATCTACCATTCTCTTTATTGGTTCCAAAGTAATCCAAAGATACGTGGAAATTATTTGACCTGTATAGTATTAACCTGTTGAATACATTACCTATTTTGTCTACCATTTCCCATTTTGTATAATCTTGACTGTCCATAGATATTATTTTATAAATAGGGTCATCATCCTGACCTTCGTAATTTTTCCATGTTGAAATGTTCGTTTCCTTATGTTTGAAAAGACCGGTACCTGATGATAGAGGTGCGTCGGGTGTAAGATAACAAACTCCAGCCCAATCTGTGTATGAGTCAGTATGTATCCATGATCTGTCTTTAGAGGTCGTGTATTGGAAAGAACCAGTGTATTCTCCACCCCAATTAGTTACTTTACCAACGGTTGGTTCTAATACTTTTTGAATAAGGTCCTTGATGTTATCATTTAAAAAAGATTTGGTTCTCTCACCAGGAAAATTACCTCTGACTTTATACTCTTGTTGTAGTGCAAAATCTCTAACTTCGTGTGGATTTGAATAAAAATCATCAATAACTAAGGAATTAACTCTCATTTTTTTAATTTTATTTTAATAATATAATTACTTTTGATAAAGAAAATGATATTTGTTGTATATAAACAATCAAATTGTAATTATGGAAGTTAAGGAAATTGTACAAACTATCATTAGAGAACCTGTTTTGGAAGTTCATTTCAGAATGGATGTTGATGGTGACGATGTTATTCGTATCAAAGAATTTATCATAGGGGAAATTAACGACTATGGTTACGAAGTTTTTACCGAAAACTTAAACATTTTCGACTCAATTGTATGGAGTGATGATAATTACGAAGATGATGGTTTTGCAGATATTGATAATGAACCGATGGAGGTAGATGAAGAAGAACTCATAATTTTTATGAATGAATTTTTTGTAATATCCGATGATATTCCTGAACCAGAATTTTTTTAGAGGTATTTATTATTATGCGACAAAAGACAATCGGGATGGAAGTATTGATTGATATGTTCCAAAAGTTATCCGAAAACCCCGTTGAAATGGGGGAACAAGAAGATGGCGATGGTGGTGGGGGTAAAAGTCCCACAAAACATTTTGATTTATATAAACCTGTACGAGGTGCCGCAAATCAAATTGGAAATACTAAGTGGAGTGATTCATATACCCTAAAAAGGGGTGTGGCTAACACTTTATTTTAATAATGATATTTATATAATAAAAAAACCATGAAAAAGGTAAATTTGGAAGATGGAAACGCTTCTTTGAATAAGGTTCTCCTAATGATGAAATACGATACGAGTAAGACTCTTAACGAAAATAAAGTTTTATTACAAGAACAAGAAATCCCAAAAGGTTACAGAAAAATCGTTGGTCAAGATTTTGTTCGTGGACCCAAAGCAGAAAAAATCAAACAAGGACTTCTCGAGTTACAAAGTGTTGAAGATTTTGCGGCACTAAATAAGTTTCACAAAGCTGCAGTTGGATTCGAAATTCCGAGGTTGTTGCAAAATGAATTGGGTGTTGGTGATGTTTTAAGAGCAAAACAAATTCAGGACCATCTGAAAAAAATCGGCGTTCAGATGACATATGGGTTGAAGGGACCTGCGAATGTAGACGGTTCATCAATCAAACTTAAATATATAAGAAAAACCGCTGAACCAAAACCTGAAGATACCAAAGTGCAACCCAAAACCACAAAACCACAATTTGTTGAAGGACCTACGAAAGAAGAAGTAAAATCTGGAAAAAAACTTCTTAAATCAGGTATGAAAGGTGAATTTGTAAAAGAGGTACAATCTGTATTGAATGCACTGTCATCAGAACAAGGAAACTCTAATTTTTTTGTTGGTAAGGTCGATGGATTATTCGGTGGTAAAACAAAAAAGGGCTTACAAAACTATCAAATTTCTGCAGGACTTAAATCCGATGGTGTTTTAGGAAAAGACACATTCGCTCTTCTTTTTAGAGACAAGACCGAACCATTGGCAGTTGCCAGTAAGAATACAAAATCAATTCTACCCACACGACCCGAATCAGGAGTTCAACGGGTTCCAACACTACCAACTCAAAACGCTCATGTAGATCCACAACCTGTAATAAGAGAAAGTCTCAAAAAGAACCTCAAGACAAAATTAGTTGAAAAAACTCAAGAAAAAGAAAATCTTCTTATTGAATCAAAAATTACTACAAACAGATTCAAACTTATCTCAGAGGGTCTTGTAATTGAAACCGATGACGATAAAATCAGATTCGTTGAGACTGTCATCCAAGAAACAAATTACTTGGTGTCACAGGGATATACCTCTAAGTCAATAAACGAAGGTTTATTTAGTGCTTTAGGAGGTTTATTCGGGGGATCTTTGAAAGCTATACCCGCCGTATTTGGCGAATATATCGCGAAGTGGCTTACTAAAACTTTAGGGGTTCCGCAGGGGTCGTTTATCGAAGGTGCTATTATGGCTTTGGTAGGTAACCTAAACATTGCTGATTACGATAAATTTTTCACGGATTGTAGATTTGCTTCCAATAAAATCGCAGATTCATTAATTGAGGGATATCTTATTCAAATGCAGAACAAAATGAATTCAACTTCACAAGGAGCTTCAGGATTTATCGTATCGGCACTTCGTAACGCAGTTGCTGAAAACTTCTTGGAAGACAAAGAAGGTATCATTCAGATCTTACAAGACAAAATCGGTGATTTTCTATGTCCTAAACTGGCCAAAGTATCAAATGTAATCGCTGATAAAACAGAAGAAATTAAAGACAAGGCGGTAGCCTAAGTAAATTGTGGGTTAGATACCCATAATCTAAACCAACAAAAGAAGGGGGGTGGTTTATCTAAGAAAGGGGGTTGAAAAACCCCCTTTTTTATGTCCTTTTGATAACTATTTCATCGATGATCCCGTAGTCTACAGATTCCTGTGCTGACAACCAAAAATCTCGTAACATATCCTGTTTCACTTGTTCGGGGTCTTTATTACAGAACTTAGCCAATAGAGTGATCAATATCTCATTAGTTTTTTCCCATTCGATGAAGTTAATACGAGCGTCTTGAATGTTACCTCCAGCACCACCTGAGGTTTGGTGTAACATAGTCTTTGAAAACCTGAGTGATGATCGTTTGCCTTTAGTTCCAGCACCCAACAAAACAGATCCCATAGACGCTGCCATACCTGTATTCACAGTTTTGATATCACATTTGATGTAATCCATCACATCTACCATAGATAACCCTGATTTCACCGAGCCTCCTGGAGAATCAATATGCATTGTGATATCCAAATTATCCACCGAGTCGAGATACATAAGTTGAGCTTGGACAACAGTTGACATCGCATCATTTACGGGACCTGCGACCCACAACAAACGTTCTCTCATCAAACGAGAGAAGATGTCCATTTGTGTGACCCTCATTTCTCGTTCCTCTAAGATATAGGGTGTCATAGAGGCACTGACCTGTTGGTCGTAGTAGTGTAGGTTCATCGAGGACAGACCATGTTCACTAATGGCGTACTTCTGAAAATCATTCATATTTGGGTTCATAATTATCCTTCGTGGTTTATAATGTTAGAGTTAGCAAAGATAAGGTAAAGTCCAATAGATACCAATAATAATTTCAAAGCCAAACCAAATGAATTCGTTTGGTCAAACACAGTAGATAATGTTTGTAGGGAAAATAGTGATACAGTCAATACACTCGCCTGTTGGGGATGTAGTGATGAAAAACGTTTGTACATTGTAACGAGACTAAACCAAATTGCTCCACCCGATACTATGATCCCTAAGATAAGTAAAATTGATAAAACTTGACCGATTCCGACTCCGATAAATGTTCCACCGATAAATGCGGTGATGGCCGCCAGTATTTGACGTAAAAAATAGTTGGTACCGTTGATGGTTCCTGAAAATTGAAAATATTTTTTTAGTTTGTTCATAGGTTTTGGATTATAAATGTTAGTACCACCTGCCGGAATCGAACCGGCACGGACCCTTCGGTCCATTTGATTTTAAGTCAAACTTGTCTACCTGTTTCAACAAGGCGGCAACTTGTATAATTATAATAACTTAATTTGAGTTAGACAAATGAAACTTTGAAATCATCCCAAAGTGTTCCTACATCATTGGATAGAACAAAAGAGAAGATACTTGGTTCATATGGTTTTTGTTGAGGTTTCATACCTGCTTCCTCGGGTGTACGACTACCTTTTTTTATATTACAAAAATGACAACAGGTCACAAGGTTACTCCAAGTATTCTTACCCCCTCGTGATTTGGGGATTACGTGGTCTATTGTGAGATTTTTTTTACCACCACAATACACGCATTGGTTATGGTCTCGAGCATATAGACGTTTTCTACTGAGTTTCAGATGAGATGCTATATACCTAACGTAACTCAAAAGACGTATTATCAAAGGTCTGGTAAACTCCCCGACGCTTGTCACAATCTTTTTGTTATCCTCACGAAGTACCTCAGCCTTCCCTTTTATTACCAAGATAAAACCCCTTCGGGTGCTTGTGACATTCAAGGGTGTATAATCTGAATTCAACACAAGTACCTTATCCATATATTAAATTTTCTATAAACAAAAATACACAAAATTTTTCACTAAGATATAGTATTATATATTTTCTTCAGGTTCACAACTGGTGACTCCGATATCTTATTGGACATTACTATAAATAGTTATGATAAGGGTTTGTCTTGTGATTTTTTGGTTGTATCTTTACCGAGGTAATACAATCTGCCTCCGTAGCATAATGGATAATGCAACACACTTCTAATGTGTCGATTGCTGGTTCGAGTCCAGTCGGAGGTACAAAATCGATATCTTGATATGGTATAATTCTGCCAATCAATATCGATTATTCTTGTTTTTTTAATTTGTTTGGCATACATTTGCGCTATGAAAATCTTATTCCTTGATAATGACGGTGTCATCTGTTTAAATAATAATTGGGGTTCTCGTCACAAAAAACAAAAAAAGTGGGGAGGACGAAAACTATCTATGTCATCGAACGAAATTCCAATTCAATACCGATTTGATAACTTTGATACAAAGGCTGTCAAAGTATTGAACGAAATCTTGGAACAGACTGGTGCTGAAATCGTTGTTAGTTCAGATTGGAGGTTTCACGCTACTTTGGAAGAATTGGGTGAATACTACCTATCCCAGGGAATTGTAAAAAAACCAATTGCTACCACCGATATGTTCAAAGACATTTTCCCCCGAGAATGGTCCGCTTTGAGATTTCGAGCAGATTTGGAATTGGAAAGAAGTATGGAGATCCAACATTGGGTTGATAATCATCCTGAGGTAACACATTGGGTTGCTGTTGATGATTTGAATATGAGTGTTGAGTTCTTGGGACCAAGATTTGTTGCCTCAAATGGTACAGATGGTCAAGCTGGCCTCAAAAACTTTGTGTTGACACCTTCGGATAATCAAGGTATCAAACAATCGGGAATAAAAGATAAAATACTAAGATACTTATTACTATGATTATTATAGACGACTTTATACAAGATTTAGATTTTTTAGATAAAATCTCTGAGGATAAATCTTTTTGGGAACACGGTTACCGTTGGTATGACGGATGGTGGAAATCTCCGATGGAAGATTTGAGACACGAACTGATCTATAAACTGTGGGGGGAAAATTCTCCACATCATAATGTTCAGGTTGCAGGTTTTGAACATTGGATTGGTGATTTTGGTCCCGATAACAAAGATTCTATGTTGAATATGGATTGGTCTTTGAAACCCCATTTTGATAAGGATGAAACACTTTGGGGTAAAAACAAAGAAATGGTCGGACCAAAAATTGGTACGGTTTTTTATCCTTGTCGTGAAATTGATGAAATCGAAGGTGGTATGTTATATATTTGGGATAAATATGAGCATGCTAACTTGAGTCCTCAAGGTTGGGTAACTAACCTAACTCAAGAACCTCAGATTATAAGTCCAAAATTCAACAGATTAATTATTTTTGATGCTTCCAAACTTCACGCAGTATCCTATGTAAAATCGGGACGAAGAAGAGCTATTGCGGTAAACTTATGGGAAAATAAACCAGAAGAATTCAAGTAATCCATCTTTCAATATGAATTGTATTGTCTGTGGAAAATCGACTGATCGAGTGGAGGAAGATCATATTATAAATGGATCACACCTATCGTGTTTATTAGATAATGAGGAACTTGACAAGACGATAATTTAGTGTATTTTTCTAAAAAAAGAAAATGGCTAAATATTCTCTCCTTGTCAATGGAACCGGTTTCGATGGTTCCGCCCACGTTCTAAAATCTGAAGAAGTTCAGAAAATCCGAGATTTCCAAGAAGAAGCGGGTTACAACGCATTGTATGAAATGTATTCTGACCTTCCCGAACTTTTGGAAAATTATGACCATTATGACACCAACTATTGGGTTACTTCAACCGCTATGGCAACACCAAGACTTCACTTTGTTCTCGTGGATGAAGAAGAAAAGATTGTTTGGGATGTAAAACCCGAAGAATTTTCTGAAGTAAATTCCGAAACCACTGGTTTCAAGTTCCCTGAAGACGCTGAAGATCATGTCAAAGAGATTGATGCTTATCCACACGAAGGTAAGGAAAATATCTTGTTGGTTTATGAGGAGACCAAAGGTACTATGATTGATTTCGTTGTTGAAAGTGACGAAGCACCCAAACCTATTGATTTCTCATTTACCGTTCAAAGTTTGGAAACTCCTGAATATGAAATAGAATTGGTTGATAAAGTGTTCTTCAAGGGCACTCAACTTGAATCAGTATATGAACAAGAAAACTACACAGGTAAAGGTTTAACTGTTGCAATCTATACTATGGAGGACTTGGATAGTGATTCGGATTCTGAAGAATAATTTAAAATAAGGTAGGAATCTTATTTTTTTTTATTTACCTTTGAATTATGAAAATAGATAGAAAAAAATTAGAGTGGTATCTAAAGAATATCCGAACTAACAGTAAGGATCAGGAGATCACCGATGAGGAATTGGTTGATCAACTTGCTACATGGATCGAGAGAAATCCTAAATGTGTCGATGTAAAAGGTGTAAGTGACCATGGTCGTTTTTACTATTCAACCGTTGGTTATGGTGTCTTCTCTTTGATGGGTGAGAAATACCGTATGGGTAGGGTTGAAATCTTCGACAGTGAAGATGAATCAGGGTATGCTGTTAGTGAAGGTATCTATACAATGCCCCACGTTGCTGCAAACCAATTCGAAGACTTCATCAATTCATTGCAAACTGATCTGCCAATAAACATCGAAATTGGATCTCACGAATGGTGTGAGAAAGAATGTGCCACAGATCTTGGTTTCGAAACACCTGCCCAGATGAGGGACCCTGAAAAAATCAAAGAGTTCCAAAAAAAGAAAAACGATGAGTATGCGATAGAACGTGGATTCAAAGATTTTGATGAGTTGTGGGCAAATAGCAAATTCGGTGGTAAAGCAAAAGAACAAGAATTTATACAAATAAATCAAGATAACCCAATAACAAAGGGTAGTACTGCTTTGATAAGAAACCCAAATAGAAATGAAATTTCGGAATGATTTCGGAATGATTTCGGAATGATGAACTTAAACACCCAAGAAATAAAAAAAAATTATGCAAAATTTTATTAATAAAAAAGTATTAGTAACTACACAAGGTTGGTTCTATGGTAAAGATGGACGTTCATATAAGGGGGTTCATGGAACATTAAAAGCAATTCACGAAGCGGGTAAAACACTTGGATTTATTCCCAACCGAGCACACGCTAACTGGTTTATAGAAATCGGTGAAATGGTAATTATGGGATGTCAAGTAATGTATATTGTTGAATGTGAAACCATAAACACTGGTAATGTTACCGATTGGACAACTGAGGCTCAAAGTGAAACTGGCATAAAGGAATATCAACGTCCAACAGCTATTTATGTGGTATCTTAGAATTACCACTAACTTTCAAGACCAAATTAGATGAATAGTCCAATCACAGGTAAACCGATGAAGTTTATATTTGATGAGCATAAAGCTACAAGTAATAAGACAGGTGATGTAACTTTTAGAATCTACTATTGGTTGTGTCAGGACAGTGGTGAAAAGTTCATTTTAGACAGAGATGAAATTAATTTAAACAATAATTCGGAAATAATCCGAGTTACTAAACACAATTTTGCATAATATACTTGATTGATTTATTGTGCAACATATGGATCACATCCTTATAATGTCTTATAAAAGTAAGAAAACAAATACAAATTATTATGGCACACCCGTTACAACATGCAAAATCTTCGGTAAATAAATTCGGAGGAAAACCCGAAGACTATATTCACCTTCACAATTGGTTAGACGAAACAAAGGCGTGGTTTGGACATTCATTTCATAGAATGTTTCGTCATCACTCTGAAGGTATCTTTGAGATGGAAAAGATTTTCGGTCCTGAGTTCAAAAACAGTGATGGTAAAACAGTGTATACTCGTTACGTTGGTGAACAACACGTAAGAGAAGATTGTAACAACTATATCCCAACAGCCAAAGAATGGATTGATGGATTGACCGCTGAAAAAAAACCTATGTGGATGATCCGTACTATGGAATTAAACATTAAAGATTAGTATTTATCGTTATGACACAAAAGGAAAAAATCTTATTTAAAATGATGAGTTCATACATTCAGAAAATGGGTTGTGATAGTGCCGAAATGATGGGTGAATATTGGGACGACGAACTCTTTAGTGACCGAAATTTTAATTGTAAAGGTGGTGGAACATATAAATTTCCATTTGATGCAAGTGATGTTATAAACGGTTGGGTGGATAGTTTAGATTTAGATATCAATTCATACGAGGACGAAGGTCTGAATTCAGTGTGGTTAGAAATCAGTCCAAAAGATAATAGTATATCAGTAATTGCCGGTTTTTCTGAAACCCAATTGGGGGAAGAGCAACTAATTGTTGAAACACTATCTGATAAGTGGGGTGTTGAGGGGCTAAAAAAAGAACTTGAAAAAGAATTCGGAGATTTCAAATTAATCGAAGTTCAATTCAATGGTTATGGTGACTCAGGTGGTTTGGAAGGTATAAAAGTTGACGGTGAAGAATATGGTTCAGACCAAATTCCATATTCATTAAAGAACGTACTTTATGGTATGTTGGGTGAATTCGGAGGATGGGAAATTGATTCAGGATCTGAAGGATTTTTCGATATAGATTTGGAAAATGATAAAGTTGTATTACATTTTCATTGGAACGAACAAGTTGATAGACCTGAAACACTACACCGAGAAGAAATTGAAACTAAAATTTAACTTATACAGAAATAAATCAACAAAGTTCTGTCGCTCTACGGAGAGGAAACTCAGGACATCACACGCTTAAGGTGGGAGATATAAGTCAACAAACTTATAATGGTTAGTTATAAGTCCTTATCCTTATATCACTTTACCACCGAGGATGCAACCCAAAACAGTCCATGACGGTGAGCTGGTCGGACAAGGTGGGGGCAAATAGACTAATGACAGATTAAATACAGAATCTTGGTTATACTTTGTTGATATAAACACCTCCTTAGGTTAATGGATAAACCTCTTCACTACGGATGAAGTATTGGGAGTTTGAATCTCTCAGGGGGTACAAAAAAATACTTGGATATTCAAAAATTTGGTGTATCTTTGTATAACAAAATAGCGGGGTAGAGCAGTGGTAGCTTACGAGGCTCATAACCTCGGGGTCGGGGGTTCGAGTCCCCCCCCCGCAACAAAGTAGACCTTCAAAAGGGCCCTTCCGTATCTGCGTGAACGGCATGTTGGGCCCGGGTCTACCTCTTTCAAGCAGAAGTAGCTCAGTTGGTTAGAGCGCAAAACTGTTAATTTTGATGTCCTTGGTTCGAGTCCAAGAGGGGGAGCACCGTTACTTGAACTAGCACTAGGAAAGTAACAACCATTGGATGAAGCTAGCATCTCGAATGGTCCTGTAGGTTGACAAGTAAAAAGTCCTACCAGGTAGAGTAGGTAATCCGTATTCGGATAAGCTCTACCATTTTGCGAAAGTAGCTCAGTTGGTAGAGCATGACCTTACCAAGGTCAGGGTCGCCGGTTCGAATCCGGTCTTTCGCTCTAATGATAAATATTAATTCAGATATTTATTATTTGTAAAAATAGTCGGGTGGCTGAAATGACAAAGGCACATTCACTTCGGATGGTGAACACAAGACCTGAAAAGGTTGTTCTCAATTGTAGGTGGGATTCCTACCCCGACTATCGTATGGGTTGGTAGTAATATGCGTAGGTCGACGATATGGGAGAGCATATCGCAAGGGTACACACTAAGGATAAGTCGTTTATTTCGGGACTCACGTCCGATTGTATGAAAAGACTCGTCTCTCTAATGGTGTGTGAAGCCGAATCAGTGAGTAAGGTCAGATTCCTGATAAAGTCGATCACTATCAACCTTTTTTATTTGTATAATATTTGTTGAACATCTGTTAAAAAATGTTATCTTTGGATCAAGATTTGTTATTACTGAATGTGCAACTAAAAAACTAATTGAAAGATGAAAGCTATATTAGAATATGATTTACCCGACGACGAACATGAATATAGGATGGCCATACAAGGTGCTAGCGTTCATTCGGTTCTATGGAAAATGGATCAATACTTACGATCCAAAGTAAAACATTCGCCAGATTCTACATCTGACGACACTTACAAAGCTTATGTTGAATGTAGAGAAACACTTCATGGGTTTATATCAGACCACAACGTTTCATTTGACTAATACAATATATGATTTATAATTCACATATAATAAGGGTATGTCTTCTTTGTGTTTATGATTCTTATTTTGATAAAAATTTTTAAAATCTTGTATTATGAGTTATGTGATATTTAAAGAAGGTAACTTGGATGGGAAAAAAATAACTGTCCTTGTAAATGATAGTGAGGGTATTGCTATTGAATTTGAAACGTTCGAGTCGGCACAAAACACCGCAGAATTGTTCGAGAATAATTCCCTCTCAGGAAATAAATATTTTGTAAAAGAGATACGTTGATGAACTTGGATCTATCGAATCAGAAGTATAACAAATTTCAAGGTACATCACCTGAAGGATTTGTTTTGGTTCCATATGAAATGATTCAAGAGTTAAAAAACTTTGATACATGGGTGGAGTTCAAAAACTCAGATATGGATTGGATCGAAAAAAAATCAGCAGAAATTTATTCAAAGACTAATTGAGATGGTAGACAAATTTGTATGTATCATTTGTAGTGTACCAGCAACCACCAAAATTTCGGTTAATATGGGAAGTGACTTTTTGTTGTCCTGTTCTGACGAAAGTTGTAAACGGGTTATTAGATCACAGATACAGGGAGCATTGAAAAATCAAAATTAAAATTATAATATTTGTAAAAAATTGCCGATATAGCTCAGTGGTAGAGCCACTGATTTGTAATCAGTAGGTCCTTGGTTCAAATCCGAGTATCGGCTCAAAATATAAACTAATTCTAAATGAGTAAATTTGATTGGAGACACGCAGACCTCGAAGGTGATGGAAAACCTAAAGGACGTGATGTTAAAAAAGAAATAAAACTTCCTAAGTTGACCAATAAAAAAAATAAAGGTAAAAATAAAGAATAATGGAATCCTACCAAACTGACTGTAAATTGGATGAACTTAAAACTAACCTGTTATTAAACGATCCACTCGATTCTTTGAAGAAAGAAATACAAAAAAAAACCGATGAACCGTTTATTTGTCCTTGGGATAATAATTTGGGAGATATAACATATTTTCGATAATATCAACGGACGAATAGCTCAGGGGTAAGAGCAGGATGCTTATATCATCAAGGCCGAGGGTTCGATTCCCTCTTCGTCTACTAACCCATATAAAAGTTTGATAATATTTTTTTTTCTTATATTTAAACTAATTATTATAAAGTTATGAAAACAATTATTCAGAATATTATTGATCCACAACACGGAGTCATTTGTCAAAAATGGTTTCTGGGTGGTGTATGTTCGGGAGTTTGAAATAAACTAAATAAGCCTTTATAAAGGAAAACCCCGAACTCATATGAGACTCGGGGTTTTTTGTTTTTATAAGTTCTTTGAAATGTTGGTTACCATATACAGTCTTACTTCTTAGAGAAGATAGACCAAAGAGTTCCCGATAAAGCAACTACACCACCAATAAGTTCGTTTAGAAGGGATTCCTCAATAACACCTTGGATTACCAAGATACCACCTACGAAAGTAAGAACGTGTCTTACGATTCCTTGAATTTGTTCTTTTGTCATAATAGAAAATTTTAATTAGATTTATTCATTATAAATATCTAACTTTGTAGTCATAAGACAGGCATTTAGCTCAGATGGTTAGAGCACCTCGCTGATACCGAGAGGGTCGGAGGTTCGAATCCTTCAGGGTGCACACATGTTGGCCGTAGCTCAGTAGGTTAGAGCGTCTGATTGTGGTTCAGAAGGTCGTGGGTTCGATTCCCATCGGTCACCCAAATGGTCCTGTACCCAAGTGGTTTAAGGGGGTGCTCTGCAAAAGCATTATTCATCAGTTCGAATCTGATCGGGACCTCAAAATTACCCTCTCGTCTAATGGCAGTACAAGCGGTTTTGGTCCGCTGAATTGGGGTTCGAGTCCCTGGGGGGTAACAATTGCGTCCATAGTGTAATGGTATCATCACGGTCTCCAAAACCGTTGTTCTAACTTGGAGTCCCACATTATACATTACCTACAAAAAATAACAGAGTTATATTTTATATATCGAACTAATTACACACTATTTTACATTTTATGGTCAAAAAAAAGTAATAACTCTATCTAATATAATATTTATTGAATTATACTTGTATTCGAATGGAATTTACAACAGTACTTACTACATTAATCACAGCTGTTTCATCGGTCTTTGTTGCTCTTATCACCGCAGGGTACTTTAGAAGATTACATGACCGAAACGTTGAAAATAAATCAAAAAAACTTTTGATGGTTCAAATCCAAAAAGATGAACTGATACATTTTACACTCAGGGAGATACGTAGGAAATACAATTCGGATAGGGTTTATATTTTACAATTTCACAACGGAGGTATTTTTTATACACAGTCTCCAATGCAGAGAGCATCTGTCACCTATGAAAGAAATTCAGATGGTTTGGAGAGAATAACAGATAGATTTCAGAATATACTAATATCAAACTATAATTGGTTATTGAAAGAAACAATTGAAAACAGGTTTTTTTTCAATGACATAGATCAACAGATTGAAGATCTACCAACCAAAAGTTTACTAAAAGCATACGGTAACTACGCACACGCAACGGTTCCAATTTACGACAACTCACAACAACTTATCGCTACTCTATCCCTTAGTTGGGTATTTTCAGAAATTCCAACAGATTGGATAGAAGACGATAAATTTTCGATATATTTCAAAACATCATTGTTTACGGATGCAAACTCATTGAAAACCCTTCTAGTATGATTGACTTTTGGGATATAGAGTTTGATTCAGAAAATGAATTTTTAAACAACGACTTTATCGATGGTATTATCAAATTAGGTTTTGTAAAAAAAACAAATTTTATTTATGTAAAAGAAGTTGTTAATTATTTTGGTGATGTCGTGTCCGATGGTCTTTTGATTGATTTGGAACAAAAGAAAATTTACTATCATCCCGAACCAAACTGTGTTGTGAATTATGAGTTACCCGATCCTGATATAACTAAGGTAGACTTTTTTATCCGAAACAATATTATTTGATATTTATAATACTATGAACTTAGTATATCCACTACAGGGTAAATCCTACAAATCAACTTCCGACTTTGGAAAAAGATGGGGACGACAACATAAAGGGGTCGACCTACAAGCCGAATCGGGTACAAGGGTTGTAAGTGTCTTAGACGGGAAAGTTGAAAAATCGGGAGATTTCAACGACGGATATGGTGGACAGTTGTTGATAAGACACGACACCCCCGAGGGAATTTTTTACTCGAGATATGCTCACCTTAGAAAAACGTATAAACGAACAGGTGAAACTGTAAAGGCTGGTGAAAAAATCGGAGAAAGTGGTGGTGGAGAAAATGATGCTAATAAAGGTAGATCAACTGGACCACACTTACATTTTGAGTTTTTAGGTGAAGGACTCAAAGCTCTCGACCCTGAACAATTTTTAAAGGGTGGTGCAGTAGTTGCCGCAGGTACAAAAGGATCAGAAGATTCTAAGGGTGATACCGACACATCAAGATCTGTAGATACACCAAATGTTGTAGATAAAATTATGAGAGGTGTGGCAAGAGTTATGACACCGATCGGAGCAATAACTTCGATAAAAGGAGCTTCGACTCCAAAAAATGAATCTATAACCAACAAACCTTTATTAGAGGAAATAGATAGAATAAAAGAATTACTAAAATAGTATTTATCATTATGGAAAACTTAAAAAAAATATTAAGAGAAAATCTTATCAAACATCTAAACGAAGCGGATAAGAAAAAAGACGATGTTATCGTACCACAGGGATGCTTCGGTGGACCAAAACACGGTGTGGGCGCCTTGGTATCAATTGTTGAACTACTAATGAGTGAAAAAGATAGTGATGGTTTGAAGGCCGTAAACGATCTAAAACAGTTCTTAAAGGGAAGTAGTAAGGTAGACCCCAAAGTCGTCGTACAGATCCTTAGAAAACACAACAAACCACAATTTATACCATTCACTGGTTGTTTGTAAAATACAAAACGATTTAAATAGAAAAAACCCCTTTTTCAAGGGGTTTTTAGTTTGTAAAGAATTTTATAAATTTTGCCAAGATTTTCCTATGATAATGTTTCTGATACAACCTAAAGTAACATTGAATTTGTTTGCAAACTGTTGATAAGTATGACCTTGGTTTCGGTCAAAATTTTTTCTTATCCATATAACATCTTCTTTACCAAACTTTGCCGCTGGTGTTCTTCCTTTTCGTGACTCCTTTAATTTCAATAGATGTTCATCGGAAAAACCACCTTTATCTTGCCATACCTGTTGTAATTTTTTACCCGCCACATTCTTTTGTTCTTGAGTCCATTTGTTACCAAAGTTCGGATTTTCTTCACCCATCATAATCCCCTTTAATCCATTGTTCCAAGGAACAAAATCCTTTTTAGCGTCTTTCATTTTCTGAATGACTTCAGGATTTTGCATTGCTTTTTTTGTTCCTACAGAAACATTTTGTTTTCTTTCTTCAGTGACTATTACCCCTTGACTACCTTCACCACCATCAGTCAAATTTACCAATGAACCTAATCCCAAATCGCGGCGACCTAATTGTTTGATTTCAGATTTTTCCCATTCACAGGCCTGCTCCCATGTGATATTTTCTTTTATAATTTCAATGCTATAACCCACCTTATTTACTATATGGTGCCAATGTGGGTTTCGGCTGTCTTCTGAATAAGGACGTTCACGATCACCAATTCCCACGTAAAATACCTCTTGAGTATCCATTCTATAGTGTTTGTATCCAACCTTGTTATTCATGTTACGAATTTACGAAAAAAAATCCATCTCCACCAAACTTTTTACATCTCCACAGATATTTATTATTATGGAAAGTACAGGAAGAAAACTAGGTATTTGTAAATGTGATAATTGTGGAATTGAATTTCGAAAACCACAAAGTGAAATAAATAGAAACCAAAAACTAAGTAGAAAAAATTTTTGTTCAAGAACTTGTGTAGGAAAAAACAACACAAAAAACTTACCAAAAAATATTGATGGCTATAAAATTTCAACACACTCAGCAAATAAAAAAGATGAATATACCCCTTTTAGATATCATTATAGGAACATAAAAAAAAGGAATAAAGATGTTACAATTTTTTTACAAGACCTGAGAAAAGTTTGGGAGCAACAAAAAGGTATTTGCCCTTTTTTGAACATTGAACTTACTCTCAGTGGTTATTCAAGAATTGAAAAAAATCCGATTTATTCGGCTTCAGTAGATAGAATAGATTCCACCAAAGGGTATGTTATAGATAATATACAATGGATATCAAGATCAATAAATTTGATGAAGAACACAATGACAAACGATCAAGTGAATGAAATATTAAGTTTGATAAAAAATAATAAAGGGACGTGAGTCCCTTTATTATTTTGGAGATAAACTCCTTGGTGGAGGTGAGCGGAGTCGAACCGCTGTCTTGCTCAGTTTACCCATAAAGGACTACATGCTTAGGTCAGGGTTTGTCGTACCCTCCGAAATATTTGATTCCTTTTTTTTCCATCGTTATCAACAACTATGGGGTGTTCACTCAAAACCGGCAGAACACCAAACATTACCTCCATTCCTTTTAAGATAGAAACCACACCATAAGGACTTCTGTTTCAAGGTATATGTCCCCCTCGACCCATTGTTATTATAGCCTAAGCTACAGTAACTCCCTCGGTTTGGATTAGACCCAAAGCCTCAAGTGTTGCGAAAGTATCGCCTTTTGATTTTTGCTTCCATAGATTAAAGTGATAGGAAACATCTCACTGCATGCCCCGTATGACTAACTCTGCCAATCAATACCCGGCACCCCCATAATTTCAAAGAACTGATGAAACAACTTTCGCCCCCTGTATAGACATTACGTCAGATGCTCAAGGTCAGCCTTGACTGTTAAGGGAGCCACCTGTTGTTTCACCAACATTACAAATATAAATACAATTTTATTGATATGAAACTATTTATAATAAAAAAAACTATGAAAAAGAATGTTATAAGGTTAACTGAGTCTGATTTGGAAAAAATCGTCAGAAAGGTTATTGAAGAACAAAGTGCTGGTGTTGCATTTGGTGCAGAGGGTAATGGTCTGAAGGTAAAAAAAGAGGATAAAGGAGAAGAGATGTTTGCCAAGGCGGACATTATGAGTAAATATCTTGATTCGAGGGACAGAGAGGTCAAGGGTGATATCGAGTTTTCCGAAAAGAAGGAATTCGGTCCTGAGGACTACGATTCTTTTATGGAATATATCAACAACTGTGACACTAGATGGTGTCTTACCACTAAGAAATTTTATGACAAATATGCTGAAAGGGGTAATATCACAGTTGGTAAAGGAAGAAGAAAATAAAAACGTTTTATTTTTATCAAACTATTTTTGATAAAATCTCTGAGTGAAAAAGGTTATAAGGTTATCTGAATCGGATTTGGAAAGAATTGTAAGACGAGTGATTTCGGAACAAAATGGTTTCGAAATTATTAAGGGTAGTACATCTTCGGAACCAATCAGGAGTAATGCGTTAAGTATTTACGGGTTACCTGTTAACGAAAAAAATTCAAATAGTGTTTGGGAGTTAGTTGGTTGGGAAGATTCTATAGTACCTACGTTTACTAAAACCAAAAATTTGTCATTGTTCAAACCTGTTGGAAGGGGGAACGAACCAACAGATTTTATAGAATTTATTGTTTATCCAAAAATCAGAGACGGTGAGAAAAAAAGTTTTAGGTTAGATCAAAAGGGCACTTTGAAGGCTAACATCTACTACAATGAAAAAGGTGTTCTATGGAGAGTTTTGAAGGTAAGGGGATCGGGTAATGGATTATTGGCCTTGGGTCGGGCACTTAAGACGGATTCAACTCCGAGTTTTCCTAATCAAATTATCATTACGATGGGTTCTGAAACTCGAGAGAGTTCTATGTTTAGTTGGAACCCCAAAAACATCAATTCAATACAGACAGGTTTGAACACTATTCTCAGACTAATTGCCGCCTCAATTCTTACTAAATCTAATCTTAAGAGTCAGGATCCGATTTTTAAGAAATATGTTGGTCTATCCAATCAGGATATTTCCAAGAATGTTGGGGAAATTATTAAGACATTGGATGATAAATTTACGAATGGATCGTATGATAGATCAAAATTAGGTGAAATTGATGTGACACCGATTGTCAGTTTTTTAAACTCATTACCAAAAATTTCTATGAATGATTTGGATAAAGATGACAATTACTTCCAAAATGTTTATGGGAAGAAGATGGATCCGTTTTTTCAGTTTGTGGTAAATGAATATAAAAAACGTATAGGTATGTTTTTAAAAGATGTTTCACCTGATAACTACACTCAGCTCATCTCGGCAGTAAATCCAAAAGGGGATATGTCAATCGGGAATTCGATTATGAAACATGTATCTGGTACCAAATATGGACAGATGGTACCAGGGACCAGTGCAGGACAGACCACTACAAAAGGTGAGTATGAGCTAGGAAAATAAGAGGTTGGAAAACCTCTGTTATTTGATGTCTTCGTAGTTGTCGTATGAGTAAAAGTATTCAACTTGGCCTTCATCTCCAATCACCATAACAGTGTCGTGAACCACTCTCAGAGTATCGTCGATCCAAATTAGGTTACCTTGTGTGGTGTCCACTTCCGATGAATTTGACTCAATAGAATTGTTTGGTGTGTTACAAGAGAACAAAGTAAGTGGGAGTAGGACAATCAAAAAATTTCTCATATTGTTTTTAGTTTTTTTCATATTTCAAATATACAACAAAAATTCAATATCTTCATGGTATTTATTAAAAACATGAAACTATCTGAATTTTTATTTGAGCAAAATAAGGACCCTAATTCGGTGGTCCTTATTTTACGTGATTATTTGAGTGGTGATGCCACCAAGGATGAAGTGATGGAGGTTATACCAGAAATTAAGGAAATAAAAGGTAATGGTGCTCTTTTAGAATTTGATGATTATTGGGACCTCTTTTCCGAAGATTCGTCTACCGATGGTTATATCGATGATATTTTAAACGATAGAGGTTCGTGGATTTATGAGGATCAGGAATCTGAAGATTGGGATCAAGGATATGGTTTTTACAATTTTTCTAAAGAGGAACAAGCAAGGCTTAATCAAGTAATGTCACTCATTTATCCCGAATTGAGACAATCACCTTGTGATTTCGATGATTCTTCAAATTGTACCCGTTATATTTCTGATTTTATTTCTGAAGAATTTTCTCAACAATTATCGAATATTTTTTATAGTATTACTGAATCTAAAAATACTAAAATACTGGAAGAACTAAAAGAAGAACTATTTTCCGAATACTCTTTGCCACTTCCCAAAGGTTTATTACAAATGATGGTTATCGAACCATATGAATCATTTGTTGTTACCATACCACAATTATTGAATTTCATCCAACAAAATAATAATGATTCAGAAGATCTTGTTGATATAATTAAAAAATATAATTATGAGGTTGGTTATTATCCTAATTGGGAGGATGGATTTTATGAATATGGTGGTGATTGGGACGATACGGATTTTCGAAAACGTGTTGATAGATTGTTGGAGGATATGGAAAACTCCATAATGAATGGTGAAGAACCATTTAGTAAATACACTAAAGTCGGGAACTTTTTTAGTCTATTAAAAGACTTCGGGGTTACCGTTGGTCGATATAAAGAATTCCCCGAAAATTCCGTTTACGGCCGATTTCGTATTGTGAAGTTTTTGCACGAGGAAGATAAGGTGTTTGTTCAAGTAACAAAAAAACCAAATGAATTCCAATATGTTAACTATAAACTCCCCATCGAGGACGTTAAGAATCTATTGACTACATATAGTCTTTTTTGATTTTGTAACATTTTTTTTGTATATTTGTTGAGGACTAATCTTATGGATGAATATAGATTTGGTATATATCAATTGTATGTCCTTATAATATATTGTAATAAAACACTTTTGGAACAATGAAAGATTTAGAATTTTTAAAGGAACTAATGTCTGTTCGGACCTCCACATATTACGAAGAACTTATGGTACAATTCATCTGTGAATGGTTGGACAAGGAAGGTATCCCATATGTCGTTGATGAAATGATGAATGTGTATGCGACCAAGACCACAGAGGGGTTTGAAGAAAAACTTTATCCCTGTATGGTGGCACATACCGATACGGTCCATCATTTTGAAGACGAAATTTTGGTAAAAGAACAGATGTTACCAAATCGTCAAGGAGATAATAAGTTGTCATTGAAAGGATATAACCCTCAGGGAAACCCTGTCGGGATCGGTGGTGATGATAAATGTGGTGTTTTTGGGGCTTTAATTTCCCTTAGGGATTTACCTCATCTTAAAGCGGCATTTTTTGTTTCCGAAGAAATTGGTTGTTTGGGGTCGAGTGCTGCTAGTCCCGAGTTTTTCTCGGATGTTGCTTATGCAATTCAACTCGATGCTCCGAGTAATTATATGGTAACGGAGGTGTGTTCAGGTATTCGTTTATTCGATCGTGAATCAGATTTTTATAAGACAGTGAACGAAGTTTTATCGGAAAAATTTGAATATCATGAATTTCAAGTTCATCCATATACAGATGTTTCTCAATTGAAAAAGAAATTTAACTTTTCTTGTATAAATTTTTCGTGTGGATACTATAATTATCATACAATCAATGAGTATGTAGTGGTTGAAGATTTAGAAAACTCAATTCATACTGCTCAAGAAATTATAAACAGATTAGGATATACAAAACACGAATATGAAGCTCAAGGATACCGTAGGAATTTTTCCTGAAACTTTAAGTAAATCTTTTTGTAATGAATTGATTGATATTTTTAAAAAGAACAAACAATATCATTATCAAGGAATCACAGCATCTGGTTACGATAGTGTATACAAGGAAACCACCGATTTCAACTTATTGGACAACCCAGAATTAAGTGAGTATACAAATCACATTACTAAAATGTCGAATGAAAAAATTAACGAATACTTGGAAAGATTTCCGGCTAACTCAGAATTCAACACAGCCAACTATCTTTTCAGGTTGGGAACCTACTACCCTGTTTGGCAACTACAAAAGTATAAAAAGGGTGAAGGACACTTCAAAGCCTATCATACTGAGGGAGAATATTGGGAATTTCACAACCGAATATTTGCGGTAATGTTTTACCTAAATGATGTACCTGAGGGTGGTGAAACAGAATTTTTACACTTGGATATGATGATCAAACCGAAACAAGGTACTTTTTTAGTGTGGCCAGCACCTTGGCCTTATGTTCATCGTGGACATGTACCGATATCCAACAACAAATACATTCTTACGACATGGCTCAATCGAAATGAAAAGATTGGGATATAAAATATTTTAGAGGTCGGAAGACCTCTTTTTTTTGCCTTAACATTTTTGAACTTATGAAACTAAACGAAATAGAAAAGAAAATTACAGATATCGAATATGAATTATTTATATCAATACGTCAAGGTCATCGACCAAGTATCGGAGACCAATATCACAATTTACGTGTTGAGGTAAACATCCTACGATGTATGTATTTTGGGTATGATTCAAAGTTCTGTAAAAAAACAAAAGAGGGTCTATGACCCTCTTTCTATTTATTTGATGACAACTTTTTCATCCTTTACTGTGAGAAGGTATCGAGTTCCTTCTTTCACCGTATCAGAAAGAACAGATTCAGATATCAAATCTTCAACTTCATCTTGAATTGCTCTTTTGATGGGTCGAGCTCCGTAAACTTGGTCAAACCCTACTTTAGAAATGTGTTCAACAATTTTGTCATCAAAAGTAAAAGATAACTTAAGATCATTCAAACGTGAGATCAATTTATTCAATTCAATTGATACGATTTTTTTCATAGATTCTTGATCTAAAGAATTAAATACAATTGTTTCATCAATACGATTTAAAAATTCTGGTGAAAAATAGTTTTTCATTTCCTTCTTGATGATTTCCTTTTTCTGTTCCTCTGATGAATAAGAAGATCCACCGAATCCGATTCCTGTACCGAAATCTTGAAGTTTTTTGGCACCAAGATTAGAGGTCATTATTATCAGGGTGTTCTTGAAGTTGATCTTGCGACCCAAAGAATCAGTCAAATGACCTTCGTCTAACATCTGAAGTAAGGTGTTGAAGATTTCTTTGTTTGCCTTTTCTACCTCATCGAACAGAACAACTGAGTATGGTTTGTTCTTAACTTGCTCCGTAAGTTGACCACCTTCATCGTATCCAACATATCCCGGAGGAGCTCCGATCAAACGTGATATTGTATGTTTTTCTTGGTATTCAGACATGTCAACACGGATAAGATTGTTGGAAGATCCGAATATTTGTTTTGCCAATTGTTTTGCTAAGTGTGTTTTACCAACTCCAGTGGATCCCAAAAATATAAATGAACCGATTGGTTTATTAGGATCTTTAATACCCAAACGATTTCGTCTCATTGCCCGAGCAATTTTGGTTACCGCTTCATTTTGTCCAATCACTTCTTTATTCAAAAAGTCCTCAAGACCGATAAGGGCGGTTCTATCATCCAAAGACAATTTATTTACGGGTATTTTGGTCATCGATGCTACAACTGTCAGAACAAGATCAGCGTCAATAGGTTTTCTATTTTCAGATTGTTCTTTTTCGAATTTGATTTTTTCCTTTTCGAGACGTTCCAAAAGTTTCTTCTCCTTATCACGGATCTGAGCCGCTTGTTCGTAGTCCTGCTTTTTGACGACATCCAATTTATGTTGTTTTAATTCAACCGCCTTTTGTTTCAATACATCGATTGATTCGGGCATCTTAACCTCTACTTGACTACGAGCACCTACCTCATCCAAAATATCGAACGCTTTGTCGGGAAACTCACGGTCGGTGATATATCGATCTGCAAGATTCACACACATCTCCAAGATTTCTTGGGTATAAATGACTTTATGGAAGTCTTCGTAACGAGATTTAGATTGTTCTAAGATTAATAGGGTCTCTTCCTTTGATGGTGAGTCGATACTGACCTTCTGAAAACGACGTTCGAGAGCTCCGTCTTTTTCAAAGTTGGTACGGTACTCGTTTAGTGTTGTTGCTCCGATACATTGGATCTCACCACGAGCCAATGCGGGTTTGAATATGTTCGATGCGTCCATAGATCCTGAAGCATTACCAGCTCCTACGATTGTGTGGATCTCGTCAATAAAGACGATAATCTCCTTGTTTTCAGATAATTCTTCGATAATGACTTTCATACGCTCTTCGAATTGTCCACGATATTTGGTACCAGCAACAATAGAGGTCAGATCCAATAAAACAATTCGTTTATCACGAAGGTTCCGTGGACAATCTCCCTGAACAATTTTGTTGGCCAAACCCTCGACAATTGCGGTTTTACCACTGCCAGGTTCACCGATTATGATGGGATTGTTTTTTTTCCGACGAGATAGGATTTGTGCGATTCGATTGATTTCCATCTCACGACCTATTACAGGATCCAATTTACCTTCAAAGGCCATTTTATTTAGGTCTTTAGAGAAATTATCCAATACTGGTGTTCCACTTTGTTTTTGACGGGATTTAGATCCTTTGTCATTTTCGTCCATAGATTCGATCATATTATAAGTTTTAGAATTATACCCCAAATATACAATTATTTTTCCAAATACCTAATACTGACATTTTGACATACAGGTTTTTTATCGGCTTGACAAAATGTCATATAAAATATATATTTATGTATTGGCACATTATTTATGGATAATTTACCAAAATAAATTATAAAATCAAAATTAACTATGTTCGAAAGAAGAATCTTTTTAGGAGACCTGTTCAATCAACTCAATAATAAATTTCTTAACAATTCCCTATTTGAGAAGTTTGATATTCCCCTAAATGACAACTCAGAGAAAAATAAAAAAGAAGATTTCAATACGGAAATTTTTAAAACTGACGATGGAAGAATTATCATTAGTAGTTTTATTCGTACATCAGGGTTCGATGATGATATGTTGACAACCATGTTTGGATCAAAAGAAAAATCAAACTCCGAAATTACCACATTAGAAAAACAACTCCAAAATGCGATTTCCAAAGAAGACTATGAACTGGCGATTAGTCTCCGTGATAAAATCAACAAATCCAAAAATACACAAGCAGAAATCAACACACTTGAGGTTGAACTTAAAAAAGTTATTTCTGAACATAACTTCGAAAGAGCAATCGAAATTCGTGATCAATTGAAAAAACTAAAGATGTAATATTTACCATTATGGTGAACATCATTATTTCGGTTGTTTTATTTGGAGGAGCGGTCATACTTTTGGTTTTTTCAAAGACTCAAAAAAAAGATTGTGGGTGCGGATCCTGTACTTGTTCTAACAAGTAAAAAATTATAAACCCCCTGCGTTAGTTTGGGGGTTTTTTATTTTAATATTTGGTATTGTCAAGTTTTTGTTGTTACTTTGTTGTATGGAAAAATATATTACACACAATATCGATTGGCAAAAAGCATCGGAGGCTTTCGAATTACCAATTGATTTGTTAATTGAATTTTTTAACGATGGTAGGGTGATTGGTAGACTTGGTGAATTTATAGATAAGCATCATACACAGTCTTTACGTCAAAATGAAAATTGTAGTTTTGACAATCTTACTATAGAAAATAAGAGAAGGGAAATTCGTTCGTGTCGTAATAGTGTTTCTTTCGCTGCGTCAAAAGAAGTAGGAAGTGGAAGAAAAGTAACTAAGAAGGGATTTGAAGAAAAACTCAACAACGTAGATGAATTTGCAGTGATTGATAGCAGACAAATCAAACAAGGAAAACTTGAATTTCTCCTTTTAACAACAGATGAAGTTCGAAATCTTCCTTTGGGTAAAAATAAAAATATGAGTAGTGATAAATTTTGGGCTACCGTTGAAAAATAGATATTTTTTTGTATAATTATTACATATGGAACTAAACAAAATTTATCACGAAGATTGCTTGGCTACAATGGGTAGAATGTTAGAGAATACCGTGTCACTCACGGTTACATCGCCACCTTACGATGACTTAAGAACATATAATAATAAGATTAAAGGGTTATCAACTGACTATAATGGTTATTCATTTGACTTTGAGAATATTGCGAGAGAGTTATATCGTGTTACCAAACTTGGTGGTATTGTTGTATGGGTTGTTGGAGATGCTACACATAATGGTTCGGAAACAGGAACCTCATTCCGACAAGCATTATTCTTCAAAGAGATTGGGTTTAATATTCACGACACAATGATTTATATGAAGAATAATTTCTCAAATCCGTCATCAACAAGATACCATCAGATTTTTGAGTATGTGTTTGTATTATCCAAGGGAAAACCTGCAACTTTTAATCCTATCAAAGACAGGAAGAATGTATATGGTGGACAGGTAGGTTCGTGGGGTAAGAATACTGTCAGACAAAAAGATGGTTCTATGAAGGAGAACACCAAGAAGATGATAGAAGAGTATGGGCAACGATATAATGTTTGGACATATAAGACTTCTAAGAATGGACAGGAAGATGAGGTTGCATACGAACACCCAGCAATATTCCCAATTGATTTGGTTAAGGACCATATTACATCTTGGACAAACGAGGGGGATATTATTTACGACCCGTTTATGGGAAGTGGAACAACCGCAAAAGGAGCCATGTTGTTGAATAGACAATGGATTGGTTCTGAGATAAATGAAGAGTATGTGGATATATGTGACCGAAGGTTAGGAACGATTCAAACGGAAATGAATCTATAAAATAGACCCCCACTCAAAAGGTGGGGTTTTTTAGTTTCTACACGTATTAGACCAACCCTATGAATAAAACCTTTCCTGGTTGACTTGGGGTTTTTTATTTTTTATAATTGAGTTATGTATAAAATTAACAAAGAAAAAGAACAAGAGGTAGTAATTTCGACTATTGAAACCAAGGAATACCACTTGGTGACTCAAGAGGGTTTGGAGTTTATTGTTAGACAAGAAGATGCATGGGAATGGGTTACCTACTATACCAATTTAAGTGAAGATGGTAAAACTATTTCTAAAGTATTCAGAGAATTAAAATGGACAACACCCCCTGATCCAATTATAGATTTTTTTAATAATATTGATCAACATCTCAATGACGCAGGAAAATAAGATAAGACCGAATCTATGGCAGAGATTTCTTCTGTATTGGAAATTCGAATATCGTTACTACCCACGAAACTTTGTCCGTGGAGTTAAAAACCTAATTAAATGGGGTCCGATAATTTGGAAAGACCGTGATTGGGATGATAGTTTTTTGTTTGAAATTATCAAATTCAAAATCTCAAATATGTCGGAGTCACATGGTAAAACTATGACTTATGTGGGTTCGCAGCGCAATGTAGAGATTATGGACACAATCGTTCGATTGATTGATAAATTCCAAACGGAGCATTATCAGCATGAATTCTTAGACTATATTGATGACGAGTATTCATTTGTACAAATCGAAGGAACAGATTCTTTTGAAATGAAAACTGTAAATCTTCGTAATGACTTAGACCAATATTTCGCAAAATATCCCCTTTTGAAAAAGCGTGCTACAAACCATCCGTTTTATCAAAAAAATCCAAGTGATAATAGTATGGGAATGTCTATGGGGAAGGTACAACACGATAGGGCAAAACGTCTTATCTTTGAACTTCTAAATCGTAATGTAGAAAAATGGTGGGAATAATAAGAGTTAAAATGGACAACACCACCAAACCAGATTATAGAATTTTTCAATAACATTGATCACCATCTTGATGATGTAGAAAAATAACATACATAATATCCTCACATAATGTGGGGATTTTATATTTATTGATAAATTATACCATATGTGGCAAGCAAACATCACAATCAACAATAATACAGGATACAACTTAACTATAGATGGTGTAGGACCTTGCAACACAACAATAGTACCTAACTCATCATTTAGTTGGTCATCAACAGAGGTTCATAACACAAAGAGTTTATTGTTTTGGGTGCAACCAAACGTATGGTACATGCAAGGTAACCTGTCCTTCGGTCCCGAAGCTGGCGTTTATGTGGACCGTGGATGGATGGCTGACAATGACCAAACCATAGAGATGTTGGCAAACGCAAATGGTAAGGAATGGACTCAGACATCAAACGGAGGGGAAACTCTCTTACAGTGGAATGAATTTGAAAATGGGGGTGATATAACACTAACCTTCAACAATCAGTAATAGAGACCCTTTTAATACAAGGAGTTTATTTATTCTTTTTATTATATTTATCTAAATG